TATTTTACCTTTAAATAGTTCATCTAATTCAGCAAAACCTTTATCGTATTGTCCTAAATTAACATAAGTTTCGCCACAAAGTGTAGGTTTTTCAATAGTAGATTCAGTAATAGTAACTTCTTGTGTTGTTTCAATCGGGATTCCAGCTAATGCTGCCATTGTTTCAGGATCAGTATTGGTAGGTTCAGGTGTAGATTCAGTAGTAGGTTCAAGTGTAGTAGGTTCAGTAGTAGGTTGAGTAGCTTCAATAGGTTCAGATGTAGTAGGTTCAGTAGGTTCAAATTTAGGTTCGGACATATTATCGGTAATAGTTGGAGCATCACTACCATCATTAGCTTGAACACTACTATCATTCTCATATTTTTCTTCTAAAGATACCTCACTTAAACCATCTACTACAGGTTCTTCATTAGGATCCTTTTTAGAATCACCATCATTATTAATAATAACATCTCCACCTCCACTAGGAGGCTCCATACCACTATCTTCTGGTTTAGGTAATAAATTCATTAATGTTTGAATACGTTTATCACAAAAACCATAATATTTATCACTTACATATTCTTTCTTTTCATCTAATTGTTTTTCACTACCAATTCCATATAATTCATATAAATTGAATTCATTTTTTGTTCCTTTTTCACGATAAATAGGATTAATAGTATGTGCAATACATGAATATACATGAGCAATTCTTACATAAAATAATGCAAGAGATTCACATAATCTCTTTTTATCAAATTTTTGTTTAGCACTGAGACTACTATCATCTTTAAAAATATGTGTAACTTTAGCATTTTCAATCTTAGCATTATTTCCCTCATCTTTACGTCTTTGAATAAGCTGTAATTCTCTAAAATTAACTTTTTCTTTAAAGATTTTTTCAGTTATAATTTCAAACTTATTACATGTTTCTGGTTTAATTAAATCTTTAAGAGTATCAATATCAAGTTCTGTAATATATTTAGCTGCAATTTTATCAACTTTATCAAATAAATTATCTTGATTTTCACGAATGTTAGAAGATATTTGATTTCCCATTAATATAAATTAATGATATAAATAAAAAAATTGATTTAAAAATATATTTATAATTAATATTTAACATTTAATGGAAAACGTTATTTCTAAAACCAAGAAGAAAAAACCATCAACTAAAGTAGACAAGGCAAAATTATGGAATACGTTTGAGAGTAATATAGAAGTGTCAAAAACACCAATAGAATGTGTATATAAAAATACGCCATTAGATAGAGAATGGTGTTCAACATGTTCTTCAATGTTAGCATTTAGTGAAGAAGGATTTTTGACATGCACAAATGTAAAATGTTCAATCATATATAAAAATATACTAGATAGTTCACCTGAATGGAGATATTATGGTCAAGATGATAATCAAGGAAGTGATCCAACAAGATGTGGAATGCCAATTAATCCATTACTAGAAGAGTCATCATACGGATGTAAGGTTTCAAATGGTATGAATAGTTCATATGAAATGAGAAAAATAAGACGTTATGTGGATTGGCAATCTATGCCTTATAAAGAAAAATCACAATATGATGAATTTCAAAGAATAACAATGATAGCAAATCAAGGTGGAATATCAAAATTAATAATAGATGATGCAATACGATATCATAAAAAAATAAGTGAACACAAAACTTTTAGAGGAATTAATAGAGATGGGATAATAGCAGCATCAATTTATATATCTTTTAGAATAAATAAATATCCAAGAACTGCTAAAGAGATAGCAACTTTATTTAATTTAGATAATACTAGTGCAACTAAAGGGTGTAAAAATGCTGTGGCTATTATAAATACATTAGAAGAAGATATGCATAACAATGAGAAAACAAAATTATGTAAAACAAATCCAGTATCCTTTATAGAAAGATATTGCAGTAAATTGAATATGAGCAATGAATTAACAAAACTATCTGCATTTATAGCATCAAAAATAGAAAGGGAAAACTTAATACCTGAAAATACTCCTCACTCTATTGCTTCTGGAATAATATATTTTGTATGTCAGATATGTAATATAAATATAACAAAAAAAGATGTTCATAATGTTAGTGAAATAAGTGAAGTAACTATAAATAAATGTTTTAAAAAATTACAAAATATGCAAAACAATTTAATACCACCTTCTATTGTGCAAAAATATTCAAAATAATAAATTATACTATAATAATGAAAATACCCAAAGTTATTTTTATTATTCCATATAGAGATCGAGAACATCAAAAACATTTTTTTTTGAAATACTATAGCTATATAATGGAAGACATAAATTATAATTATGAAATTATGTTTATTGAACAAAATCATGATCATGAATTTAATCGTGGTGCCATGAAAAATATAGGGTTTTTATCTGTTAAAGATATTTATCCAAATGATTATCAAAATATATCATTAGTCTTCCATGATATAGATGTTTCTCCTTACAAAAAAAATTTGTTAAATTATGAAACTAAAAGAGGAATGGTAAAACATTTTTATGGATTTAATTTTACACTAGGTGGTATAGTATCTATAACAGGATATGATTTTGAAAACATGAATGGATTCCCTAATTATTGGGGGTGGGGATATGAAGATAATGTTTTACATAATAGAGCATTAAACAAAGGGTTATACATAAGTAGGAGTAATTTTTTTAAAATAGGGGATTCTAGTATATTACATTTAATAGATGATTTTAAAAAAATTTTAGACAAGACAAATCATGATAATTGCAAAATAGATAATTTTGATAATGGAATTAACTATATAGAAAATCTAAAATATGATATCATAAATAATGATGATCATAATATAATAAGGGTAAATCATTTCACTACAAAAAATAGATACAATAAAAATATGTTGGTATATGAAGATACTGAAAAATTAGGAATTAAAACTGGTAATAATAATACTAGCAATAATACTAATAATAATAAAAAACCAATAATATGTAGACGTAGGAATAACTTAATATTTAGATAATTATTTTCTAGCATCTTCAAAGTTTTTTATAAACCAATCACATGTGGTTTTAATACCATTTTCAATACTTTGGAATTTATAGTGTGGATATAATGAACGTAATTTTTTATTATTAGCAGTTTTTTTAAATTGGCCATCACTTTTAAAGCTATCAAATACAATATTTCCTTCAAATTTCATATGTTTTGCTACTAATTGTGCAACTTCTTTTATAGATACTTCATCCTCTTCATCTACAGATAAAATAATAGGTTCATAATTATCATAATTATCAAGACACCATAATATTAATCTAGCTAAATCATCTGCATATATGAATTGCCTTAATGGTGTTCCACTTCCCCATATGACAAAATCCTCATTTTTTTCTTTGGCCAAGTAGCATTTATGAATTAAACCAGGTATTACGTGTCCGTCTTCAATATTAAAATTATCATTAGGACCATAAATATTTGTCGGAATAATTGATGTAAAATTACATCCGTATTGGGTATTGTAACAATGGTTAATAACATCGATCATTCGTTTAGCATAACTATAACCAATATTTGATTCATGAGGTCCACCATTGTGTATCATGGTTTCATCAATCGGATAAGAAGTTTTATTTGGAAATATACATGTAGACAAACAAGATATACATTTTTCTACCTTGTATAAATAACAACAATGTAATACATTTCTATTGATATCCATATTATCATTAAAAAATTCAACATTTTGTCTTAAATTACTAAAAAGACCACCTACTTTTGCTGCAAGATGAATAACGTGTGTAGGTTTAACTTTTTCAAAGAGAGATTTTGTTTCTTCATAATTTACTAAATTTCCGTCAGATGATGTGGCAAAATAAAATTCTCTTCCCTCATATAAATAGTGACCTTTACTATAATTGTTGGTTACACGTTTAATACTAGATCCAACTAATCCACTTCCTCCAGTAACTAATATTTTCATTAATAATTTAATTTATTTTATTTTTATTTTTTTTACGACTCTTGTGAGTGGAAAAAACAAAGTACCAAGGGTTCATGTCAATTTTTTATTTTACAATTTTTTATTTTTCATATTCATATAGTTTGTTTTTTTCATTCACAAGAGTCGTAATTAATTATTTAATTAATTAATTCAAAAATAAATGTATATTTTTTACACAATCAAGAGGCAATATCTCGGATATAATATTTAAATTGTACACATCCATTATTTGCTGTTTTCGCATATAACTTATTCGTTTTTTTGTTATTTTATATCCATTTATATTCATTAATGGTCTAAAATCCCTTACTTTTACAAGAGACATTATCTGTTTCTTTGTTAACTTCATCGTTAATGGTTTGGACATTTATAATTTAATAATATAAATTATTTAATAACAAATTAATTATTATTATTATAAATGTCTGAAGATATTATTGAGTTAGCAATGAAGAACAATTGTGTAAGTCAAGGATTATTTCAATTAAAAAATGGTTCACAATCAAGATTCTATTTTAATATGAAAAATCTTATATCTCACCCTGAATTATTAATGAAATGTGCAGAAGAAATATACAAAAAATTACCAGATTTTGATATTGTATGTGGTATTCCACACGGAGCTATGCCTATAGCTACATGTATATCAGTTAAATACAATAAACCTATGATATTTGTGCGTGATAAACAAAAATCATACGGAATGAATAAACAAATAGAAGGAGAGTATTCAAAAGAATCAAAATGTGTCTTGATAGATGATGTATTAACCAGTGGTGGGTCATTAATAGAAGCATATGATATACTAAAAGAACAAGTTAATATAGTAGATTCTTGCGTTGTAGTTGATCGTCAAATGCATTCAAATATTCCATTTAAATTTAAAAGTTTATTTACAAAAACAGATGTAACAACATTTCTATTACAAAAATATATGCAAGAAAAGAAAAGTAATATATGTTTTTCAGGAGACATTTCAGATCCAAACAAACTATTGGAAATTCTAGGAAATGTCGGACATAAAATAGTTGCTTGTAAATTACATATTGATATTATAAATCTAGATATATGTCCAGATTTTATTGAAAAGTTAATGTTATTGGCTAATAAACATAATTTTCTTTTAATGGAAGATAGAAAATTTGTAGATATATCTTATATAGTTGAAAAACAATATAATCATTTTAAAAACTGGGCTGATTTAGTTACAGTTCATGGAAGTGTTAATAGTGATGTTATTAGTAAATTATCAGGTGTTATATTAGTTGCAAATATGTCTAATAATACATTTAATTATGATGAAAAATGTATTAATATGGCTAAAAAATATGATTCTCGTATTGTAGGTTTTGTAAGTCAACATCGTTTAAATAGTAATAAAATACACATGACACCTGGTATATCTCATAATAACGGAAAAGAAGGCGACCAAAATTATAGAACTTTAAATAATGTAGATACAGATATTGCAATTGTTGGGAGAGCAATATATAACTCCGATGACCCATTAGATAGTGTATTAAAATTATTATCAAAATAATTTATAATTAACTAATATGGAATCACTATATGTCAAATCAGGAACTTGTGTAAAACGCCTTACTTGTAATGATTTTTTTAATTCAATATAATGTGTTAAAATATCCTCCTCTAATGAAAGTGTTTTTAAAAAACTATTACTTAATGCACCTTGATAACTTTGGCTTTCTCTGTCATAATAGTCTGCACTAGTTTGATTATCTTTGCTTCCACTAATTTTAATGATTTTACATAATGAATCATCACATTCAACTTTATCTTTATTATAACAAAAAGGTAAATTAATATTAGAACCAGAATTACAACAATCCATTAAAACAAAACATTTTGTAGATTTATGTAGTTTTTTTACAAAGTTTTCTTTTAACCAACTATCATGAATTAATCCACTAATTTTATAATCACTTGGACATATAAATTCACTTTGATTATCGGATTCTGATATAGAAAATTTACCACCTCCATGTCCTGAATAACTCAACCAAATTTCACTATTTTCATTTGTATTAGAAAATAATATTAGTTTTTCCAACTCTTTAATAATATTGTCTTTATTAGCAGTTTTATTTATTAAAGTGCTTATATTATCATCATTAAAATGCATTTTATCTATAAGGTCCTTTTGTAAATTAATAACATCATTTACACAACCTCCTAAATCGTTATTTTTATCATTATCAGAAATATAATTTACTCCAATAAGTAATGCCATTTTATTTCCATTTTTTGTAAATATAGTATTATTTTCTTCAATAATAACATCATCTATTGATACTTCACTATCATCTACGTTTACTACAAGTAAATCTCCTTCGTTTTCAACAATATAACTAGTATTAGATTCAGAACTATTAGCAAATATTTTCATTATTTTTGTAATGAAATTCCCCATTATACTATTTAAAAATATAATATTTAATTATTTATGGATATAAATATTATAAGAAATTTTTACGATATATATAATAGTTTCAATAAAACATTTGTATTAGAAAACTTTATTGATAATAATTATTGTAATGAATTAATAAATGAATCAAATAATTACGCAGAGAAAAATGGATGGAAAACAAATCGTCATAATTATTTTCCTACTACTGATAATGAGATTACAAAAGAGTGGTCATGTTATGCAAAACTTTCTAATAAAATTGAAGAAACACTGATACCTAAATACACAGAAATTTTTCAGTTGGAGGAAAATATAAATTTAAAAATTAAAGAGTTATTTGTAGTGAAATATGATGTTAAAAATCAAAAAGAATTGGATTTGCATCGTGATAGTGAAAATGTATATTCATTTGTAATAGCATTAAATAATGAATATGAAGGTGGAGGAACATATTTTATGAGTAATAATGAAACGATTAAAATAAATACAGGAGATGTAGTATTATTTTCTGGTAGTAATTTTCATCAAGGGAAAGAAATTACAAAAGGAGAAAGATATATTATAACTGGATGGTTAGAAATATTATATAATAATAAGAATTGTGATCTCACTAGGAATGTAAATTATTATAAAGAATATAATGTATTAATAAAACATATTTCACATTTTTTTGATTATAGTGAATGTGAATACGAATTGTATGTAATTGTTAAAAACAATAATTATTTTAAAATAAACGGAAATGATATATATTTAATAATTTTAAAAGATAATTACAAATTATTATGTTATGATGATTTATGTAAAAACGAAGAATTATTAAATTACTATGTTACATATAAAAAAATAAAAGAAGCCAATTATATTTCAATAAAATCAGATGAAGAAGTATATTGTTTAGTATTAAATAATATGATTTCATCTAATTTAAAGTTAAAAGCGAAAAATTTATATACGTTAGAAAAAACCCATATACAACAATGTGATATTAATATATGTCAAATAGATTACATTAATGATATTATCAAATATATTGAAAATTATGAAGAAGAAAATTATACAACAATATTTAAAAAAATGAATAATTATTTTTTTATAACAACAAATGAATGTTCTAATAATTGTTCAAATATAAAAAAATTGGATAATATAAAATTAACACATATGGAATCATCAGTAAATTATATTACGGGAAAAATTTTAGATTTTTTTTATAAAAAATACAATATAGCTTTAAAAGCTGCAGAAAAAACATTGATAAAAAAAACATTTCGTGGAAATACAAATATTATGGATAATTTTATACCAAATTGTGATAAAAAACCAAATTTCTTTTTAATTATAGGAATAAGAGATAATGATGAAGAAACTGCAATGAAATTTCCTTATTTAAATAAGTCAATTCATTTAAATAAAGGTGAATTTATTTTAATTCCAACAGAATTCCCCTATTTGTATTATGAATCTTTCAATAAAATAAACAAGTATACAATGGTAACAGCTATTTTTTTCCAGTAATATAATTTCCGTATAATAATCCAAATTTAAATGGATTAAAAAGTAATGTAGATACGGAAGTATGATTTGCACCTAGTTTTTTATAATAATTAATATCATTATAATTTTGTATACCACCACCTGCTATAATTTCACAATCAGGATAATTATTATGTATATAACTAACCAAGTTACTTGTATATGGTATTAATTTTGGTCCACTTAGACCACCTTCCTTTATAGGAATCGTATTAGAACAATGAAATTGACGAAAACCTTGTTTATAAAAAGTGTCAATTGTTTGTGTATCAGTTTTTGGTGATAATTTAACAATACAATAATCTCGTTTATTATTTAAAAATGTATCTATGCCAATATTAATCATTTTCTTTTCTGCATTTGGACAACTTACATTAATTTCTATGTTCATATTTTCTGGAAGTTTTTTATTTATTATAGGAATTTCTTTTTCATCTAATATAGCAATACTACATATTTCATTATTGTTATTATGATTTTTTATTGCCCAATCTATACCTTTGTTTCTTAATCCAATTTTATTTACCCATCCTCCATGTTCAAATGAATATCTTAGTGTTTTCATAATTTGCATTAGTAGACCTTCTCGTGGTTCTAATGTGAAGCTACCTTTAATAGATTTAGTTTCTGGAAGTTTTACATAATTTCCAAATGGTGGACTAATAAAAAGCATTTTGATATAAATATAAATACAAATCTTTATATCATAATATGGGTATTTGTTTTTCAAGAAATCCAATACAACAAAAATATATAAATAAACATGATGATTATAGTAAATTAAATTATTTTACTTTTAATAATTGTAAAACATTAGCAAAAGTAGTAGATGTATATGATGGCGATACATGCACTATTGTGTTTTTTTTAAATAAACAAATAATAAAATATAAATGTAGAATGTTAGGTTATGATTCACCTGAAATGAAACCATTAAAAACCATAGAAAATCGCAATGAAATAATAGAAAAAGCAAAAAACGCTAGAGATTTTTTTATATCTTTACTCAAAGAAAGTGACTTTATAGTAGATATTAAAATGGGTAAATTTGATAAATATGGAAGAATATTGGCTACAATGTCTAATAAAATGGGAAACATTAATGAATTGATCATACAAAATGGTCACGGAGTTCCGTATGATGGTGGCACTAAATTAAAATAGTTGTTGTTTTTGTGCTTTTAATAAACTATAGTTTGTAGCTAATGGATTTAATAATCGTGTTAAAAATAATATAATTACACCATAAAATATTATATTGCTATATTTAATATTTTTAAAGTAAGCATATATCATAAGAGTAAATGCAATAATAAAAAATAGTTGACTTAAAAATAACCAATTTTCTATATTCTTTTTCACACGCATTCCAATATTATGGTCTTCATGTAAAAATTGGAAGAAAACCATACCTTGTTTACCAGATGGTTCAAAAAAGTATTCATAAAACTCTTTACACCCGTTTGATTTCATTATATAATCAATTAAATATTGAGGAAATAAATATAATATGAACATGCTTGTGTAACATTTATATGAGTAGAAAGGTCTATATGACATATGTTGTGCTATTGTATAGTCCCAACTATTATTATCAATAATATTGTTTATATTTTTTACAATATTAGTATTATTTGTAGATTTCATATAACACCCTCCTCTAGATAAACGAAGACTTACTTCAATAATTTTATCACCTCTATATTGAACATTACAAACACCACTATAATCTTTCATATGTTCGTTTACCCAATCTACTATAACTTCAGGAGGTTGATTTTCTTCAGATATATATTTATAATCATCTATAAATCCATTTTGTTTTTCACTATATACTGAAGTCATTTGATACATTATTTTACCATTTAACATTAAAAAATCAGTCATAGTTTCCTGTGCGTCTATAAAATCTGTCCATATCATATCTTCTTTATCCATATGAGCTTTTAATTCAATTTTATGTTTTATTTTATAACAATTCTTACTTGATGCACTTTTATGACCCCAACGAGGTTTAATAAATATTGGATATTGAACATCATTTCGTTTATGTATATGTTCTAAAGTCCCACATTTTAGTTTTTGAGTTTTTGCAATCCATAACTTATCATATACATAATTATGTTTTGGATATTTATTATATGCTGTAATATCATACATAGGTAATTGAGGAGAAAAATGAACATCATATGGGTCTAAATATGGGTTAAAAATACCTAGTGTTTGACACCATATATTATCAAATTGTAATATTGATTGAACTAACTTAGTTTCCGAATCCATATACTACATGCATAAAAAAATATATACAAAATTTATTTTCTAAAGTAATGTGTATTTTAATTTGCTACTAATGTTCCATTTACTAACTTACCTATTTCGTCATGACTATTAATATCATATACATTATTTGAATCATCCACTAAATATTCTATACCATCAATTGTTTTTTTTATAACATCTGTTTCTGATGTTAATTCTTCATCTATTTTTAAATTTTCGTGAATTTCTTTTACAGCATCTGGTTGATCTTTTTCACCGCTTTTTACAGCATCAATTAATTTATTTACAATAGGAGCAACTGGTGTAGAATCATAACTTTCTGATACAACTGCATCCACTTTAGTTTGTTCTTTTCTTGGACGTCCTCTTTTCTTTTTTGGTTTATCTTCAATAATAGTGCTATTTTCTTTGGTTTCTTTGGTTTCTTTAGTTTTTTTTGATTTTGTAGTTTTTTTTGGTTCTTTTTCTTTTTCAAATGCTGGTTCATCACTTCTCTCAATCATTTGTGTTAATTCAAGTTCTCCATAAGCTTCTTTTATATCAAATTTAAATTTAATAGCAAGTTTTTCAACAACTGATTTAGAAACATTATAAATAAGGGAATTCATAGATTGAATAGCATCTGCGTTCATCATCATCATATTAGTATGTGTTAGGGCTGACATAGTTTTTGGTATGAAAAACAGAATAAAGAAAAAATCAATTTTCATTATTTCATACTTCTTGCATACGTATCTTCATCAATCAAATTACTTTCGTATAATTTTTTCAATCTAAAATTAAAATTCTCAATTTGTGTCGGTAAATGTTTTATAAATCCTTTATATATATAAAAACTATCACGATATTTTTCTTTAAAATCATATCCACAATGTATTTTGTCATCAAATATACCTATTGGCATAATATTTTTGTTATGTCTTAATATATCATTAATTAATGTTTGATCGTGACCTTTTTTAACTTTTAGTTGTTCTAGTATATCTTCATAAAATTTCAATACTTTTTCATTACATTTTAATAAAATAAACCCTATATTATATTTTTGTTTCCGTTTTGGGTCATGATTTTTTGGTAAAATATTATTAGCAAAGGTCATATCATATTTTTTATGATTTTCAAGATATTTTGGTAATAGTTGTGCATTTTTTGAATTTATAAATATAGTAGCATCTGAAAATACAATATAATCTCCCATATTTTCTTTTATTTTGTCAATCAATATTTCTATTTTTATAGATACTCCTCCAAAAAAAGTATGCCCTGTTTTCCCTTGTAAGTCACCTATTTTTACATATTCTAATTCAAAATGTGATGAAAGTTTTTGTTGTATATGTTCGTGGTAAAAGTTGTATAACTCTGAATAAAAATAAATAAACTTCATAATATTTATTTTTATTAAAATTGATTTAAATTTCCTTAAAATAATATAGTAAAAACATGAGCTTTTCTAAAAAAATCCCATATTCTATTATTATTAATACTACTACTAAAATTAAATTTATTGGAAATAAAGCTAATAAAATGTTTCCAAAAAATAAGAATATAGTCAAAAACATACCAGACAAACCCAAATTTTTACCTGATTATGATGAAAAATATATTCAACGAATTATCAGAAATGGAGGTCTATAATTAAATAAAAAAGAAAATATTATCATCACCTTTTTTGTTTTTCTTTTTTCGCAACTCTTTTGAAATTAATGGACAAGACGAATATGTGTAATCATATGGTCCTCTACTAATAGTAAAATTGGTATTTGTAAGACCATTATTACATGATGCATATACCATCTCATCAGCTACATTTTCAAATATAATATTTCCTCCAAATAACCACCATTCATTATTTATTTTATTTGTAAATGTTTGAGGATGCATATGAATTCTTTTTGATTGCATTTCTATTAAATATTGATTGTATTGATCAACTAATAGAGTATGTGCTTTTATTTTACCTAATTCACCACCAATACCAAATGTTATTTGATGTTGCATAACACTACTATGTGGTAAAATATATCTTCGTTTACATGCTTGTAAAATAGCAAACCCCATACTATATGCTTTTTGAGCAATACAGCTTATGTTATTTTTTTTGATTTCATTTATTAATTGTAATCCATATGTTACTTCTCCACCAGGTGTATCTAAAAATAAATAAACAGAGCTTTTATTATATACTTTATTAATTTCATAAATAATATTTGATACACTTTCTTCATCTATTTGACCTCTTAATATTAAATTATTTTTTTTCGTTAGTTCTATCGTGTCTATGTTATCAAAATTTAGATAACTATTTGCTTGCACTAGTAAAAATAGTAATAAACTATAAATCAACATAATATAGAAAAATATAATTAAGGAGTTTAAATAACTAATTTAAAATTGATTTTTTTTGTTGATATTTATTAGAATAAAAAGAATGATTAAAGAAATGAATACACAAACACAAAATATTCTAAAATATATTGATACTTTTAATGGTTCATGTAAACAAATTGTAGGAAATACGTATAAATGCATAGAAAATGGAAATGGAAATAGTGCAAATTGTTATCAATTATTAAAAGAAATGCAACAATGTAAAATTATGCGTAGTGAATACATCAAAAATATGAAACACTATATTTCATCGTGTTAATATTATAGTTTAAAAAATTATAATATTAAAATTACATGTTTTTTAATTTTCTAGAAGTTTTATTTTACTTGCTATTTTCATAGACGTTAATCCACCTGTAATAAAAATAAACATAGACATTATTCCTTGCATCAGTAAAGTTTTACTTACACTTCCATGATTATATAAGTAATCATTTTCAAAATAATCTCTATGAACTTTATCAGTAAAAGGTCTAAAAAGAGATGCTGCTAAAATACCGCCAGATGAAAAGAAAATTGCGTTTTTTACAAAATTGTAAAACATAATATATACATAAATCTTGTAATCCTTTTAAATGTTATTTTTATAGTTTTTTTTTATTAAATCATGATAATAAAAAAAAAATAAGCCTAAAAGGCTAAGGGGTTATTACAAGTTAAATTATTTAAAGCAATAATTAACTTAATTTGAGTAAGCAAGACCACCCATACCGCTCATGACACGAAGGACATTGTAGTTAGTGGCGTATACACGAACCTTGGCGGTGTTGGTTCCGCTGACGGTTGCGTTAGAGAGGACAAGTTGAAGAGTAGCATTGTCAATACGAGAGAAGTTGCAGCTTCCAGATGGTTGGTGTTCTTCTGGGCGAAGAGCGAATGAGTATACGTTGATACCGGTATCTGGGGCACGTGTGTGGTGTTGGAATGGTTGAACTTGGTCAAAGTATGTACCTTCACGTTCAGAGAAGCGGTCTTGTCCGTTAAGTTGAAGTTTGGCAACAACAACAGGGTTAAGACCCCAACAATGCATGTCAAGGGCAGTTTCACCAAGAACGAAAGTTCCAGCATCAGATACAGCAGAGTTAACATGAGCTTTGTTGTAAGTGTTGCCGTGAGCAGTAGCACTACCAACATCTTGAGCGATAGGATCGACAAAAAGACCAGAACCAGAGATGAATTCTGAGTTACCTGTTTCACCACCGAAAGCATGGAGGGCATTAGGAAGAGCATCAACGGCATCAGTATAGTTGAATGGTTGAGCACCTAATGTGTGGAAAAGCATGTTACCACCTACAAGGGATGAGCAGTAGTCAACGTTGGCATCAGGTTGGACAACCCAGATGAGTTCTTTACAAGGGTGGTTGAAGTTAAGTTTGATCTTGTTTGAAGAAGAACCAACTGATTCATCACCAGTGAATTGAAGTTGTTCAATTAAGTATTCATGAGGGTTTTGTGCCATTCTGCGGCGTTCATCAGTATCTAAGAAGACGTAGTCAACGTATAATGAAGCAGCAACTAATGATTGGTTGTAAGCTTTAGTGGCTTGAGCGTTGGTTGCACTAGCGGTAGTTAAGTCATCAACAGCCCATAAACATTCATCAATAGGACGGATGTCAAGGTTGATTTTGACTTCGTGGTATTGTAAAGCAATTAAAGGAAGAGCAAGACCTGGGTTGCGGCAATACCAGAATTGAAGAGGAACATAAAGAGTAGTTTCAGGAAGGGCATTGCGAGGAGCACAGACTTGAGCAGGGGCATCAGATCCACCGCAAGGTCCGTCAACATCAGCGAAAGAAGGATCAGTGATGTATGTAAGTTGAGTGGTGTTACCAATCATTTTGAAGTAACCGACTTGTTGTTCAGCAGTCATGGTAAGTTGGTTCCAGATGTGCATCCAGTCACCATATTGACGATCAATGCGTTGACCACCAATTTCAACTTCAACTTGGGCAATAAGTTGTTCACCAGGGAAATCTAACCAGCGAGCATGTTTTGCCAAAGAGGTATCAATTTGAGGAAGAGTTACTTGTAAGTAAGTGCGGTAGGCAAGATCACCATTGCGGCTTACTGTGCATGTTACACGACGACCGAAATCAGCTTGGCCGTTGAAAGTTTGTTCGATAGATTCCATAGAAAAGTTAGTATATCTTCTGTAAGTTACTTTCCAGAATGTAATTTGTGGGTTACCTGTAAGGTACACATCTTGGGCGCCATAGGCTACGAGTTGCATAAGTCCACCTCCCATAGTTATAATATAGCTAAAGAAAAAAAAATTTGAATTAAATAATTAATTAAATTTATTTTCTTTCAAAAATAGACATGTCAATTTCAGAGTTTGACTTAATAAATTTAGACAGGTAATTATCTAGGAAGATTTCTTTCTGATTTTCATGTTTTTTATTAAAAATGTAACATTCATCTTTTTTGCACACAGACCATCCTTTTTCTAAAGCATTAAAAATAAATACCATTTTTTTAAAATACAATGTATCAATATTAGCATTATTGACAAGTTTATGTGAAGAATCCATATTATGAACAAGTATATAAAAATAGTTATTTAAATTTATTTAAAAAAATAAAATATAAAAATAGTATTTCAAGTATATTTATGCCAAACTTTAAGCCTAAAACTAATAAAAAAATTGAAGTTTGCCCAAATAAAATAACAACACTGGATAGTAAACATAGTGAAATAATGAAAAAAATAGAAGACGATTATCAAAAAGAAATGCCAATATTATTAGAAAAAAAGAAATCATTAAAGAGTGCGTTAAAAAGTATAAATTCAAAGAAACAAATAGAAGAAAAATTAGATTTAGAAGATAAAATAAAAGAAATAAACGAATCTATAAAAAAAATAAAAGGGAAAAAAACAGAATATTTGCTGGATAATGCGAATTATGTATTTGATTATTTTGAATCACGAAAAAATATAAGTGAAGGTAATATAGCAACATCACGACGATTAGATAGTTTTTTTAAAATAGATAATTCTGGTAATAATAATGATAATGACAATAATTCTAATAATATTGTTCAAAAATACATGAATAATGTAGATGAAAATTTTATAGATATAAACAACTTTACAATAACAACAAATGTATGTGCCTATTGTAAAAAGGGTGAGTTAATACCAGTAGATGAAGATGGATTATTGGTATGTAATAAGTGTGCAAAAAATACACAATTTTTAATAGAAAATGAAAAACCTTCTTATAAAGAGCCACCAAAAGAAGTATGTTTTTATGCTTATAAAAGAATAAATCATTTCAGAGAAATATTAGCGCAATTTCAAGCGAAAGAAAGTACGCAAATACCAGATGAAGTTATAGAAGATATAAAAAATCAAATAAAAAAAGAAAGAATTGAGTTGAAAAGTCTCACAAATAATAAAGCCAAAGAAATTTTGAAGAAATTAGGATATAATAAATATTATGAACATATACCATTTATTAAAGATATTATAGGAATAAAACCACCAGTAATGTGTCCAGAATTAGAAGAAACATTATGTAATCTATTTATGGCAATACAAAGGCCTTATGCTAAATTTTGTCCAGATGATCGTGTGAATTTTTTGAATTATTATTATACGGTATATAAATTATGTGAATTATTAGATCAAAAACAATTTTTACCTTTTTTTCCAATGTTAAAAGATAGGGAAAAAAGAATAGAGCAAGATAATATTTGGAAACAAATATGTGATGAATTAGATTGGGAGTATATACCAACTATTTAAATAGATAATTCATAATACCATAATATTGAACCTATTAAGAAAAAAAACGAACCTATTGAGTAAATAATAGAATGAAAATTTATACTTTCATACATATAAATAATAGAATCTGCTAAAAAAAACAGACAACCTATAATAAAAATAGTAGGTGCGATTTTTGAATAACCAAATATCATTTTATATTTATATTTTAAAATTAATTACATATACCAACTATTTAAATATATGAAGTATGTAAAATAATTATTTATATAAATATATTTAAAGCCAAAATTCCATGATTAATTATAAATATGTCAACTAAGTTGATTGCTCCTTGTGATTTTCACTCTTGTGTGAAAAAGTTACGTTCTTTTTTTGAGGGTCGTGGATATGTAGAAGTTCATCCTCAAAGTGTTCAAACTATTTTGGCTGCATGTGAAGATCCTGCAACCATTTCAACATACAATTATTCTGGAACTGTATGGCCTCTTCCACAAACAGGTCAAATGATTTTGGAAAATGTATTGTTAGATAATCCAGAGTTAAAGGGAGCTTTCTGTGTAAGTACTAGTTTCCGAAATGAGCCAAATCCAGTTCCAGGAAGACACGATAAAGTATTTCCTATGTTTGAGTTTGAAATGCATGGCACCATGGATGATTTGATTCAAATGGAAAAGGATTTACTTGCACATTTAGGTTTTACAAAACGTGCAGATGACGGAAATGATTATCCTGAAGGAAATTATCGCGACGTAGCAAAGAAATATGGCACTATTGAATTAGGTCATGATCACGAAGAACGATTGGAGAAAGATTATGGTGAAGTATTTTTACTTAAGAACTTTCCTTTTTATACTTCTCCTTTTTGGAATATGAAATGTGATTTTGATAGACAAGAAGCCAACAAAGTAGATGTTATTATTCATGGTATTGAAACTATTGGTTCAGCTGAGCGTTCTTGTAATCCTCAAGAAATGCGTTATATGTATGAAACTATCAGCGGAGGTCAATATGCTAATCTTCTTCATGCTCAATTTACTAAAGAACGTGTTCAAAAGGAATTAAATGAATTTTTGGAGCACAAATTTGTCCCACGTTGTGGTGGTGGTATTGGTGTTACTCGTATGATTCGTGCAATGAAACTTAGTGGATTAATTTAAATTAAATTTATTATAAATAATAGAATTCATGCAATGTATACATTACAAATGTAAATATTAATAAATTTTTGAAACTTATATGTGAAATATCAAAAGAATATAATATTAAATGCATTATTATTGATATTAATATAATTTTTACAAAATAAAATATTATAGATAAATTTATAATTACAAACTGAATAAACGTAGGACTATAATTTGAAAAGAAGTCAGGATTAAATAAAGAAACTATATCCGAATGATTCAAAAACAGACAAAAATTATATATTAATAATTCTGTATATTTTAATAGATAAAAATGGTCAGTTCTTGAATACTTCTTTGTAATACTACAACTGAACTCTTCTGAAAATGCATTATGCCACCACCAAGGAGGGATTAATAATGAATCTCCTGGTTTCAATGTTACCTTATAAATTTTCAATTTGTTATGATCAATCAATCTAATATCGGAATCATCAATATTCATTGCATTATCTTTTTTAAGGAAAAGTTCATCGTTTGGGTCACATGGATTACCGAATTTGAGACCTTGTTCATAATTATCATAAAAGTCAAATAAATATACTATTTTTTCTCCAAATATTTGGTTTAATATGTAATCATTCAAAACATGAACGTGTGTTGTACTACCTACATTTTTTCCAAAAAATATTACTGATTCATGTGAATCATTATTTATATATGGATTATACACATCATTAAATAATTCTGGTTTTTTAAATTGATTAATATCAAGTTCTCCCATATATAAATATTGCTTTTCTGAATATTTTATAAAATCCGTAGCATTATATTTAACCATTTTATCAGTAGTACACATATAAGCATCATCAAAATTTCTGAATACTTCTATATCTACCTTTTCGTCACCGAGAATATTTGTAATATTATCCATATTCCATGTTTTGTATGCATTTGTATGTTTACAGAGACCTTTTACAAGAATAGGTTCTGATATATTTTTGAAGTTCATTGAATGGTTTATATCAAAATCAATTGTCTTGATATTAAGATATTTCACATCTTTATTAATTTCTTCAAATATTTTTATTACATTTTTTAAATTACTCATATTACTATTTATACATTTTAATATATAAATAATAATTTATTTGCAGCTATAAATAATTAAAAAAAATGTAAAGTAAAATGTATTTTTTTTATTATTTATTTGCATTTAACATCTTTTATTTTATGACGAATACCATGTTTTTTTATTATTTGATAAGATTCATATCGTGTTTTATTAAATGTACAATATTTCTGATGTTTTTGACATACCAAATTATCAGTTCCGCAATTATGTGAAACACCAATAATTTGATATTGTTCATTTGTGTATTTTATAAGTCCTTTCAATTCTTCATTTGCAGATTCTAGATATTTATATATCCCATTTAATCTTGCTTCCCCATCATCTGGATTTTTATCAAAACAATCTCTAAGATTAGCTAAGAATTTTTGTAATATATCTTTAGCGACATTAATAAACATATCGTATAAGTACATTTTGTCTGTGAGTAACATTTTTTTATTATTATTCAATCTAATAATACGTTTGTATTCCTCGTCACTAATGTCTTTAATTAAGTAATCAACTAACTTTGGTTCATAATTATCACATGCTCTAATTTCACCTCTAATAGTATAAATACCAGCTTCAAAATCTCTAATTAAATGAATCAACTCTAATAACACATCCAATGCCATTATGATATTTTTCTTTTTATTTGGTAATGTATCAAAGTGTGTAAATTTTATCTTTTGTTTTATTTGTCTTGAAAAGCTTATAATACGAATTATATAATCGTCACAATTTACAGCATTAGGATCATCTCCAGGTTGTCTAGGAATAATACCATTTTCAGAATGGTCACGTAAATATTGAAAATAATGGGGATTATGAATTATACCACCTGTAACAATTTCACCAGTATTCCACGAAAACGTAGTTTTACAATCAATACACCACATTTGGTCACACCCAGAAGCTTTATGGATTCTTAGCCCACATTTAGGACAAGGTTTAGTAGTTTTTCTAATTAATTTAGCAGTTTCAACACTATCCTTATTGCACTCGTGTAAATCATGATTACCATCTTCAACTACTTCAAGGCATTTTTTGCACCAAATCTCGCTACAAATACCGCATTTATAATTACACTCTGATAAAAATCCTTCACAATTTTCGTGTTGACAAGGCATTACAAATGCTACCTTATTTTTCTTGTTTTTATCAGGTGCAGTTGTTCGTCTTTCAGAACCATTATACATTTCATAAAATCCACGAAAATTTTTGAAACAATGAATATGCTGAGGATTTAATTTTTTTTCAATAGCTGTTATTTCTTTTACCACTTTTTTCATTTCCATTTTTATTTCATAACGTTCATGTCCACGTGTTTTTGCTTTTTTTTTTTCTAATTCATGATAACGTTCAGTTATTATTTTATATTCTGCGTTATTATTAATTCTCTCAGAAATTTCATGCCTTATACGTTTAATTTTAATACTCTCTTCAACAATATGCATCACTTCTTGAGATTTACTTTTGTTAGATTCAAATAGCAATTGAACACGATGAGGTGTATATACATCAATAAACCAACTACGATTTAAATTCAAAATTACAAATGTATTGTCCCAAGCTTTGCGACAAGACATACAATGAATATCTTCAACGGAACCTATCAAATACTGACGTATACACGTTTTACACGCAGTAAATCCACACGATGGATTATTACAAACAACTTTTTGGCGAAGTTGCTTGTTAAATTTTTCGCAACAAATCATACAATCGTTAGAACAGCTCATAGTTTTTTTTTCTATATTGAGACAACTATGAAAAAAAAAGCAATTTTGGATTACAGACTTACATATAAATATAGACAATTTAAAATGTAATAAAAATATAATAAAAAAAAAATATCAAATAAACATATGAAAGAAGGTTATAATATTAGTCGTAAAGAAAAAGAAATATTTGAAAAAAGGGGATATGCACCTACATATGGAGAATTAACAAAAGATGGAATTAAAGGTCTACTTGATAATATAGAGACAAAGGAAAGGGTATTTGTAGATTTAGGTTCTGGAACAGGAAACGTGGTTATGTATGTTAAAGAACTATATCCTGATATGTTTGGTTATGTTGGAATAGAATATTCTCCAACAAGACATAAAATAGCTCAAAAGAAGAGGAAAGCATTAAAACAAGATAAAAGTAATGTATATTTTATTAATGATGATATAACAAATGATAAATTATTGTATACAGATTATGATATAATATATGTTAGTAATTTATGTTTTACATCATTAGTAAGTAATAAAATAGGTGAAAAAATAGCGAAAGAATGTAAGCCAGGAACACATATATTTTGTAGTAAACCATTAAACCTAGATAAGTTATGTAATTGCAAAATAAATAATGCAAATGTTAAGCAAACATGGAGCGAATCGTCTAAAATAATATGTTATGAAATAGTTTAAAGATATTAATATTAAAATTATTAATATGTTTACAAATATGGATCATATCAAGCTATATTTGTCTAATTACTTTAAGACAGGAAATATTATTTATGATATGTTCATTACTAGTTTTATGATATTTATTGCAGCAATGTTTTCAAATATAAATATGTTTGACATACAATATTTGTTTACAAACATTCATGATAAATTATACAAACGTAATAAAATAGTAATAGAAGGAAAAAAAACGACTTCTGTATCTAATAGAACTTGGTCCAATAGTGCAAATATATCAGGTTTATATAGTGATAATTTTAGAGCTCTTTTTAAACATATAATAAATAATTTAAATAATAAAAGTGGTCAAAATATACATGGACTAAAGGAATTATTTTCAAATATATCTAATTTGGCAGAAGTAAAAGAAGATAGTATTTTCATAATAGATCAGGTAGAACCATTTATGTTAGACGAAAAAAAAGAAATATTTGGTATAGTATCTTTTAAAACTGAAGTAAATGATGATAAAAATTCAACAAAAATAGAGAAAATAGATATAGAAATATATAGTTATAAATGTTCATTAAATTATTTACATAATTTTGTAAAAGAAATAACACAAAAATATATAGATGAAATAAAACAATCGCGTTTGAATAAGCAATACATATATACGTTAACAAAAAATACACATTCTGATGAAGATGATGTAAAAGATTGTTTTAGTGAAGTAGAATTTAGCACAACAAGAACATTTAAAAATATATTTTTTGATCAAAAAGAATTAGTAAAAGATAAAGTAGATAATTTTTTAAATAATAAGAAATGGTATTATGAATTAGGTATTCCTTATACAATGGGTATAGGATTATATGGTCCTCCAGGAACAGGAAAAACCTCATTTATAAAAGCATTAGCAAATTATACAAAAAGGCATTTAATAGTATTATCATTTAAATTAATAAAAACGAAAAGTCAATTGGATGAGTTTTTTTATGAATCACGTTATAGTTCTTCAAATGAAAAAAATAGTATTAGCTTTGAAAATAAAATTATTGTATTTGAAGACATAGATTGTGCTAGTTCAATTGTATCAGAAAGAAGTAATAGACTAGATACACCATCACCTATTGTGACATCACCAAAAAGTGAATTTAAGAAAACGGATGATTTAACACCTGTAATAACTACACCAAAACCCGATGATGCATTAACATTGGATGATATATTAAATTTATTTGATGGTTTAAGGGAAAATTCTGGTAGAATAATAATAATAACTTCTAATTATTATGACAAATTAGATAAAGCATTAGTAAGACCAGGACGTATTGATATAACTTTAGAAATGACTAATTTAACTAAAAAATCTATGATTAATATGACCAAACATTTATACAAAAGTGACTTTAAAGAAGATGATTTTAATAATTATGAAGATTATAAACATACACCTGCATATGTGACTAATAAATTTGTATTATCTAAAGATTATGAACAATTTAAACAAGAAGTTTTATAATAATGTTATTTTAATAAATTTATTAAATTAACATTACATTTACTATAATTTAGTTGTTAATTACTAATTGATTTACATCAAACGAGGGAAACCAACAATATTAGCACCAATACCGAAACCAGCACCAGAACGAGCAGATACAGCCATGGATGGGATGTAAGTATCTAAGATGGCAAATGTAGCAGCAGCAGTTAATGCCAATAAGGTAATTTCTTCCATGTTAAGGGATTGTTTAGGTATAGCGAAAGCAGCAATAGCGACCATAAGACCTTCTACTAAATATTTAATGGCTCTTTTGAGCATTTCTGAAAAATCAAACATTTCAAGCATATAGTAATTATTAAGAAAAAAATATATTATAAGTTAAAAAACTTAAAAAGTAATAAACAATAATAATAATAATATGTCTTTTTCAAAAGAAGCAAAGCCCGATGACGTTTCTAAATACGTAGATGTATTAGATGAAGATAAAGCTATCAGTGGACAAAAATTTGTATGTGTATCATTTATTTCTCCTGAAAAAATAATAAAACAAAAGGAGGTTTTTATTTTTGAACAATTCCTAAAGCAATGGGATATGAACAAATCTCTAGAAAAATTCCAACAATTTTTAAATTTTATTAGTTATAAATATAATCTTAAATTTGATGAAGTTATGAAAGACATGGAAGATTTTGTGAGTGAGGAAAAAAACAACTTATCCAATATGACTATAGAAGACGATTTTAAGACATTTGTTGATAATAAAGAAGAAGAATTAGAGCAATTATTTAATGTAAAACATAATTTTAAGACAAATGTTCGCGGTCTTAAAGTTCGTGGTGTTTTTCCTAGTCAAGAAGAAGCTGAAATGAGATGTAAAATGCTTCGTGAAATAGATCCAAATCATGATGTATATGTTGGCCCAGTTGGATTATGGATGCCATGGGAACCAGAAGCATATAAAACTGGACGTGTTGAATATTTAGAAAAGGAACTTAATGAATTAATGCATAATAAGAATAAAAATCAAGAAGAGGCTAAAGTAGAATTTGATAAACGTGTTAAAGAAGCTAAAGCTAAAGCTATTGAAGAAAATAAGAGTATTGCCGAAAAATCTGGAAACGTATTAACTCAAACATTAAATGAAGATGGTAACTTAGTAAATGTAAATGAGTATGATGAAACTAATATTGCTGATGAAGATGTTGTTATGGATAAAGTATCCTCTGCTAATATTCGTAAAGAATTGTTTCATAAACACAATCCAACAAAAGAAGATTAATTATTAAGTAAATTTATATTAAGACGTTGGTCAGATTTATATTTTAAAATATCTAATTCATAACCATTTGTTTCAAAATTTTCTGCTCCGTAAATATCTTGCAAACATAACCATTCAAATAATCCACCTGTGTATAAATATACATTCCGAAAACCTAACTTAATTAATTGTTCATATTTATCAAATATTTTATGGTCATTACTATTTTTACCATAAATTATAATTTTTTCACTCGTTTTATAATTTTGCAGTAATGAATTTATCAATTCAGTTTCTTCTTCAATACAAATAGTATTCTTTATTAGACAATTTTGCTGATTAGTATTTAATGTATTTATAATTATTATTTTATTATTTATAGCATATTGAATATCTTCATAATTTATTTTAATAATGCCATTTGTATTTCCCATAATATTTAAAAACTAATATTTTTAAATATTTTACTGCATTAAGTATTATTTCATTATATCTATAATAGCACCAAAGCCTTTACCTATTGGATTAAATAATTCTGGATTTGTATGACATAAGTAAGTTAAAGGATATTGATCACTAAATTGATCAGTGCCTATTATATTATGTTCTTTTGTTTCAATTTTATTAAATAAATAATCTACTATATTATAGAATTTATCTGCAAATACAGGTAGAAAATCTACATGAAAGATATAAGTTCCTGTTACCAAAGGAGGCCATTGTCCTTTATTCATTTTTATACTTTCTTTTATTGTGCAATTAATTTTATTTTTATCTAGTAATTTCATCTTATCTTCATTTGGCCATGACCCATTTGGTATTGGTAACTTTCCAATGCGATATTTTGACATCGTTGCATCATACCAACATACCCATTGGGTATTTATCTTACCTTCTTTTAACGCTTTTAAACATAAATTTATTTTTTCCATCCAAATCAACCATAGTTCTTTTGATGGACACCAACCACCTATATGTGTCCCATATTTTAGTCGTGAATAATATTTGTATGTTAAAAATTCGTTTATTTCCATTTTAATATATTCCGTTTTTAATGAATCATTACGAATAGATTCTACATAACTTTTAATATCATCATCATCATACAAAAATACAAATGGTGCTTTTAATTTCAATGTTTTATTCATATGTTTCACTTGAGCATTACTACCGCCAGTAAATTTATTTTTAACACTCCACCACCCAGAAACACATGTAATTTCATTCATTATATCTTTAACTATATTATTATTTAAAAATAAATACTTATTATTTATATGAATTTATTAGTAACTGGCGGATGCGGATTTATAGGTTCTAATTTTATAAATAATTATTTTTCACAATGTCAAAACTTAATAAATGTAGATACAATAAATTATTGTGCAGATAAAAATAATGTAAACATATTAATTAGAACTAGTCCTAATTATTATTTAATTAAATCTAATATACAAGATAAAAATAAAATGATAGATATTTATGAAAAATTTAATATAACTCATGTTATTCATTTTGCTGCTCAATCACATGTTCAAAATTCTTTTGAAAACGCATTAGATTTTACTTATGATAATGTATTAGGCACACATGTTTTATTAGAAACAGCTAGGTTATATAACAAATTAGAATTATTTATTCATATTTCAACAGATGAAGTGTATGGCGAATCATTATTATCAAAAGATGAAACACAAAAAAATGAACAAACTATTTTATGTCCTACAAATCCATATGCTGCTACTAAAGCTGGTGCAGAATTAATAGCGCAATCTTATTACCATTCGTTTAATATGCCTATTATTATTACTAGAGGAAATAACGTATATGGACCTAATCAATATCCTGAAAAAGTTATACCAAAATTTATATATCAGCTATTAAATGAAGAAAAAATTACAATACAAGGAAATGGTAGTAATATTAGAGGGTTTATGCATGTAAATGATACTTGTAGTGCTATTTATCATATTTTAAAAAAAGGAACTATTGGAGAAATATATAATATTGGATGTGAGTCAAATAATGAAATAAGTATTTTTGAATTAGCAAGATTATTAATTAAAAAAATATGTGGTGAAAGTAATATAAATAATATTAATAATTATATTAGTTACATTGAAGATAGACCATTTAATGATAAACGATATTATATATCTAATAATAAACTGAAAGAACTTGGATGGACGCAAAAAATGAATTTTAATAAAGGATTAAATTTGTTAATAACACATATAGAAATAAGTAGATTAGAACAAAATAATTTAAAAAAGGATAATATTCCATGAATTTGGAAATAAAGTATGTAATTTATTTTTTATTTTTGCACCAAACCATTTACATGGTGCACAAATTATTTTATCTTTACTATCATTGAAATATGCACCCCACCAACTAAAACTACTATTTGCTATTATATTATGATCACACATAGACATTATTAACATTTGCTCCCAATCTACAATTTCGTAATCTATTTTTTTAAATTCCACATCTTTGAATTCATTTTTTAAAATACTCATATTTTCTTCAATAATAGTATCATCTATTTCTTCTCCAAAACACATTATTGTTATTTTTTCATTGTTATCTAATTTATTCAAAATATTTCTTATAGATTTTTTATAGTAATCTAATGGTAATATTAAATGAGTTTCTTGAGCTTTAGTATAATCACCTATTCTAAAATGTATACTTATTGTTGTATTGTTAAAATAATAATTATATTTTTCTCTTACTAAATTTTTACTTTCATTTAAACGTATAAATCTTATTATTTGATCATAATAATCTTCAAAATATAAATGTGATTGGAAATATCCTAGTAATCTATTGTTTTCTTTTAAATTTTTTAATTTTGTATAATGAAAATCACGTTCAAACCGATCAGGATGATATTTTAATTCTTTTGTAAATGGTTTTAAAGATGATAAAAAATTATCCCAATATAAAGGTCGTTTACTTTTTTTATCAATACAAGATAACAAATCCTTTTTATTTGTTGGTAATTCAAATGGATATTTATATTCTAAACTACATGCAATTAAAGTAAATATTTGAAATAATTGATTTCCTAATCCACCCATTAATTTAATAGAAATTGTCATGATATATTAAATATTAAATATTATTTAATTGAAATTTTAATTTATTTTATTACGACTCTTGTCGATCGAAAAAACAAAGTGTCTGAGAAAATATTATAAAAAATAAAATTTATAAAATTTTTTTATATACAACTATACTTTTGTAAAACAAGAGTCACAAGAGTCGTAAATTAATTCATTTAATTAATGATGTATTTTTAATTTTCTTTTTTGTGTTTTTTTAGCACCTTTTTGCTTCTTTAAACGTCTTCGTTGTGTTTTTTTTCTACCACCATATTTTCCTTCTTTATTATTTTGATATTCTGCTTTTTCTGTTTCATCAAATGTTCTTTCATTTGGATCATCTTCATCTTTTCTAAATCCTAAAAAGTTTTTTAATTTTCTACCAGTAGAAGCAGCAGAAGCTCCAAGTGTTCTTCTTAAAAATCCAGTCATACTATCTAATTTACCACTTGTATGATCTAAAGCATCTACTAATTTTCTAATAACTTTATTACCTCTAATGTTATTATCGTTATCTCTAAAAGTTTTTGATTGAACTAAATCATTCAAGTTATTTTCAGCTCTCAATAACATAATTGCTATTTCTAATCCTCCTGGTATTTCAAATAATGCTAACTCACTCTGTCTATCTATATCTTCTACCTTTTTTTCTCTTCTTTTACCAACTAATAAATTATCTTTTAAAGATTCATATTCTTCTTTTAAAGTCATTCCTTTTCTTTTTGTCATTTCAGCATTTTTTTCTTTTGCAAATTCTATTGGGTCTTGAGGAACATCTTTCAATTCAACTGGAACAGCTTCTGCTACAGCTTGTCCTTGAGTGCTAGGCATAGTTTCTACTTTTGCTTCTAATGTATTCATTCTTTTTATTAATTTTTTTACCTTTTTCTCCAAATCCATATATATATATATTTACATAAATAATTTGATATATAAAAAAATATTTGAATAATATAATGGAACAATTTAGTTTTCTAGAATGGTATAGACATTTTTTAGCAGTAAATCAAATAAGAATAAATGAAATTAAACATTTATTTGGAACAATTTTATTATTTATGTGTGCAGGTGGTATTGAGAGACATACATTTAAATACCTAAATTTTAAAAATACATATTCTATTATCTTATATTATTTATGTATTGGAACAATTGGAGTAATATTTTTCCATAAATTAGCTTAAAGATCCGTCTTCCTCTTTTTTTGTTTCATCTATTGATTTCGTTCTAATTTTAAATATTATAGGTGTTTCAGATGGTGTTGAATAATTATTTATTTCATCATCATTTTTTAATTCTTCATTTTCGTCTAAATCTATAAGACATTTTACTTCAACTGGTTTCTTTTTTTTAGGAGCACGATGTTCATATCCATGTTCTTTTTCATATACAATAGTATTCCACGTAGATTCAATATGTTTAATTGCTTCTGCAAACCATAATTTATTTCTTAAAACTAATACGCAACTATATTGTTCTAATCGCCAATATATGATCTTAATAAATGTAAGTTCTGACTTCATTTTTTCTTCTTTCCAAACTAAATAGTCTTGTTCGCTACAATTAATAGGCATATATTCGTAAACTGGTTTACCATCTTGTTGAAAATGTAATATAATTCCTTTCATTTTATCATTATTATTATAATTAAAGGTTCCATCTTCACGAAATTCTTCTTCAGATTCGTATTCTTTAAAACGACATTCCAAGAAATCGCATTCATTTAAATTACAAACTTCCATTTGTAGTTGCATTTGAATCCAATATATTTTCTTAGGATTACCATTTATTTCACGATTTACAATATTTTTAATTTCTAACATTCTTCCATATCTTTTATTATTTTTGTCTACATTAATACCATCAGGAGAAGCACCTAGAAATTTATATACAGGGTGTTGTAAGCATCCATAATCTTTAATAATAGTATTATATAAATATTCGTATAAACTAGTAGATACAGGCTCATATTTTTGCCCCCAATGTAATGGACTATTTGTATTAACAAACATGTTTTCTCTGTCTTGTATTGGTTTACATTTTTCAAATATAAGTTGATTTTGTGATGATTTCGTTTCAAAAACTTTTCCTGCACTACTAGCCGTTATCAAATTATGTCTATATTCATACCATGCTTTAGTTCTTTGTTCAGGTTGAAACATATTATCTATAATATGCATTTTTTTCTCAATACTATTTTTATTTACAACTTTTCTAATATGTGATTTAAAATAAGCACGTCTTGGATATAAAGTAGTGTAAAATTCTTTCATGCAATAGTCAATCATAATATCACTAGCAATACTTAAACTTTCTTTTCCTAATGTTTCTTCAAATAATGTTTGAATATGTATTCCTAACATTGTACCAGCACTATCTTTAATAATATTTTCAAAATTTTCCTCAGCTATATCTAGGGGATTATTGTCTATATGCATATATAGTATTTCTAATCCACATTGATATATTTCTTCAAATGCATATTCGTATATATAATTTAATATATTGTCTGCATTGTCATTCAATTGCATTTCTATAAAGTTAGGCTTAATATTTGCCTCAATGTTTTCATTCATTTTTTCTATAATATGATATTCTTTTTTAAAATCAATTTTAAAAATTAATTTTAAACGTAAAAAAATTATTCACTTGGTGTAACTTTTGCCCATTTTGGTATTTCAGTTGGTTCTGTATTTGTAACAATATTATTATCATTATCATCTACATCATTCATAAATTTATTATAACTATCAATAAGATGATTGAAAAAACCATACATTGTTATTTTTTCAAAATCATTTTTTCTTGCATCATAAGCATTCACATCTGATTTATCTACTAACATATCAATTCCTAATAATTGAGAAATCAAGTCAAATATATTATTATTTTCCATATAATATAAGTAAATAAAGTTTTTTTTAATATTAAATCTATTAATGAAATATATGGATGTTATTTTTGTAACATTAATAAATGAATATAAATATAAAGATGCATTAATATATTTAAAGGATATACCAATATGTAAGCTAAATGAAGTAAATGTATATTGGCAAAATTATTTACATATTGTATGTGAAAAACCTCATTTTGAATATAAAACAATAATATTACAATACTTATTAGAATATATTGATCCTAATTCTTATGATATGGCATGGGAAACACCATTAATGTATTCTTGTAAAATACTGGATTACAAATGTGTTAATTTATTATTAAAATATTTAGCTAATCCTAATTCAAAAAATGGCTCTGGAAAAACATGTGTATATTTGGCACTAAATAATCCCGAAGGGGATAAACAATATAAAGTATTTGAATTATTGATGGATAATGGTGGAATAAAGCCATCGTTTTATTTGGATAGCACATATTTTAACGAGAAATATTTGAATGAAAAATTTGACAAACAATATGAAAGATACACACGATGGAAAAGAAGAAAAAATATTGTATGTGCATTACATTATATGAAAGAAGACCACAACGTATTATCTATATATGAATTAAAAAAACATATAATAACATATATATAGTATTATTTTTATTAAAGGTCAGGAAAACATTTTAACTCTGTTTCCACGTATAGCTTTCAAACCAGATGAATTATGAATTGCTTTATAATCATTAAATTTAGTTTTCACTAATTCTCCAGAAATATCACTAAATATTATATTTTTTATTTTAAATAATTTCATTGTGTCGTAACATGCAATACAAGGTGCACTATGGGAATATTCTCCTTGTGATGTTCTACGAATAATATACAAATTTATTTTATCATATATTTTCATTTTATGGCACTTTCTCAATACGTCTATTTCAGCATGGCAAGAACAACACATGTTTATATATCCATCACTAGAGTATGTTCTTATTGAATTATGACCTTTAGCAATAACACGACCATTTCTCACAGCAATACAACCATGTTTCATTGTCATGTTTGAATTGGATGCCTCATTAAAGGCAATATTTGCATATTTTTCGTCTCGCAATGAGCATTCCATTTTATTTTTTTTAAAAGACAAAATTAAAAAAAATAATTTCAATTTTAAAGCCGCCCAATTAGGATTCATGTTTTGTAGGACTTTTTTTTATAGTTTTACTTTGCTTTCTTTTGGGACCTAAATTTTTTAATGTGGATACATTATCACCTCCTTTACTTAAATAAAAACGATTAGCTTCAGGTAAATATTTAAATCCATATATTTCAACAATTTCTCCTTTATCTTTATCATAATTTAACTCTTTTATTTTGGATATTTTTTTGTTATCTATACAAAATTTTAAAAATTTATAACATTCTTCTTGTTTGGTAGCAATAGTGTTTTTATCACAATATTCATGTGAAAATAATTTCATTTTTTTTAATTTATCTGTTTTATTTAATTTATTCCATGGTTCAGATAAATTGGCATTGCGTTCATTTTGTAAAAATTCTTCAATTGCTGATTGATTAGATACATTTTCAGGAACTACTTCATTAGAAAATATACTATGTTTATAACCACTATCGTAACTCATAGTATATACTATTAAATTGATTTTATATGTTTTTTTTAATAAAATAGTTTAAAGAAAAAAATATAATTATTTGTTTATAACACATGGACAATAAAAAAATAATTATTAATGGTAATCATAATAAGTATTATGTTAAAAAAGCTAACAGAGAAAAATTACCAGAAAAAAGAAAAGTAAATTATGATGATTATATATTAGATTACAATAACCAAGTATCTGTATTATATGAATTATATATAAATGATGATAGTAGTAATAATTATTGTTCATTAATGAAATCTGAAATTCAAAAAAAAATAAATAGTTATAAAAATCAAGATGTCAAAAAAGATAAATATGATGAATCATTATTTACTAGTTATGAAAATGTATTGGAATTAATTATAAGTCAAAAGGTTAAATGTTATTATTGTAAATGCAATATGTATATATTATATGATAATTATAGAGAAAAATGTCAATGGACATTAGATCGAATAAACAATGATATTGGACATAATAAAGATAATCTAGTAGCTAGTTGTTTAGAATGTAACTTAAAAAGACGAAATATGAATTGTGATAGATTTAAAAAAGGAAAAATATTAAAAATTATAAAAGAATAGTATTTAAAAACTATTTAATTCAATAAAATATAAAATGGCAGAATTTTCAACACAAAATGATTTATTATTAAATAACTTATTAACTTTTTATAATAATTCTGATAATATTGATAAAATGTTAAGTATTATTAATGGCGATTCACGTATTTCTTTAAGAATAGTTGATTGGTTTGCAACTAATTTTTCAAAAAAATATTATACCGTTTATTCATTACATAACGAAAATGGAGAACCATATAGATTTAAAGTGTATATTGATTACAAATTAAAACTTAAAGCTTACTCAAAAAGACGATTTGATCCATTTTGTAGATGGACACGAATTGAAATCCCATATAAAAATGGTCAATATATTCAAACTACTATTGGACAATTGAACTTTTTTAGATGGGCTATTGAAAATAAAGTAATTGACTATATTGAAGAGAATTATGAAAATATTGAAAAGGATATGAATTCCAGAAATTCCAATAGTCGTAAAAAAGATGGTCCAACTGATAAAACTAAAACCAGAAAAAAACGTGAAGAACTTAGTGTATTAGCATCCAAATCTATAAAAAAAGAAGATGTTCAAATAGTTGTTAAATTTACATAAATAGTTTAATATTTAAAAATTATTTAATATTTTATTTAAATGGTGTATAAAATATTAAAAAGAAATATATCTTCTTTTAAAAATTTAATAGGAGAAATTAAAAATTCTAGACATGTATTGGGATTACCATCACCTATATTAAATGTTGAAGAAATAAATGATGTTTGTAAAATTTTAGAAAATAAGCATGATGATGGAAAGTATGCCTATAATCTATTGAAAAACAAAGTTAGTCCAGGTGTAGATGAAACTTCTAAAATTAAAGCATCATTTTTAAACAATATTTGCATCAATAATATTGAATCACCTTATATAGATAAAAAAGAAGCTATTAAATTACTAGGAACTATGCAAGGAGGATATAATATAGAACCTTTAATTAATATGCTTTCTAATAAAGAATATGCTGTGTATGCTGCTGAAGAATTAAAGAAATTAATTTTGATATTTGATTATTATTATGATCTTGAAAAATTAGCAAATAATGGTAATATTTATGCAAAAGATGTAATTAATTCATGGAGTAACGCTGAATGGTTTTTTTCAAAACCTGAAGTTTCTAAGAAAATATCATTGACTATATTTAAGGTTACGGGTGAAACAAATACTGATGATTTATCGCCTGCTGTAGATGCATGGAGCAGACCTGATATACCTTTACATGCATTGAGTATGTTAAAAAATCCGCGCGATGGTATTGAACCAGATGTTCCAGGTTCACAAGGTCCTATAACATTAATAAATAAGTTGAAAGAAAATAACCTTCCTGTTGTTTATGTTGGAGATGTTGTTGGCACTGGTTCTAGTAGAAAAAGTGCAACAAATAGTATTTTATGGTTTTTTGGTGATAATATACCATATGTCCCTAGTAAAAAAACAGGAGGATATTGTATAGGTAATAAAATAGCTCCTATTTTTTATAATACAATGGAAGATAGTGGAGCATTACCTATTGAAATGGATGTAACTAATTTAAATATGGGTGATATTGTAGATATTTATCCGTACGAAGGATTAACAACTATTCATAATTGTAAAAAAGATATTATATGTAAATGGTCATTGAAATCTGACGTTATTTTAGATAGTGTGAGAGCAGGAGGGAGAATAAATTTAATTATTGGAAAAGGACTAACACAAAAAGCTCAAAATTATTGCAATAAAAATACTGCTTATTTTAGAGAAAATAAAATAATTGAAAAAGAACACGCTAAATATACATTAGCTCAAAAAATTGTCGGAAAAGCATGTAATAAAGAAGGTATATTACCAGGTAATTATTGCGAACCTCTTGTTACATCTGTAGGATCACAAGATACAACTGGTCCTATGACACGTGATGAATTAAAAGATTTGGCATGTTTGGGATTTAGTTCTGACCTAGTTATGCAATCATTTTGTCATACATCCGCTTATCCTAAACCTATAGATGTTATTACACATAATACATTACCAGATTTTGTAAGTAATCGTGGTGGTATTTCTTTAAAACCTGGTGACGGAATTATTCATAGTTGGTTAAATAGAATGTTACTTCCAGATACATTAGGAACCGGCGGAGATTCCCATACTAGATTTCCTATTGGATTATCATTTCCTGCTGGTTCTGGGTTAGTTGCGTTTGCTGCTGCAACTGGTGTCATGCCACTTGATATGCCTGAATCTGTGTTGGTTAAATTTACAGGAACTATGCAGCCTGGTATTACATTACGAGATTTAGTTCATGCAATTCCGTATTATGCAAAAAAAGAAGGAAAACTTACTATTGAGAAAAAAGGAAAAATAAATGTATTTAATGGAAGAATTTTAGAAATTGAAGGACTACCTGATTTAACATGTGAACAAGCGTTTGAATTATCAGATGCAAGTGCTGAAAGGTCATCAGCTGGATGCACTATTAAATTAAATAAAGAACCTATTATAGAATATTTGACATCAAATATAAGTTTACTTAAATGGATGATTCAAAATGGTTATAAAGATGCAAGAACAATACAAAGAAGAATAGACAATATGGAAAAATGGATAGAAAATCCTGTATTAATGGAAGCAGATAAAGGAGCTGAATATTCTCATGAAATTATTATTAACATGGATGAAATAAAAGAACCTATATTATGCGCTCCTAATGACCCAGATGATACAAGATTACTTAGTGAAGTATGTAATGAAACTATAGATGAAGTATTTATCGGTAGCTGTATGACTAATATTGGTCATTTTAGAGCTGCTGGACAATTGTTAAATAATTATGATCAACAACTTAAAACAAAGTTATGGATCGCACCACCAACTAAAATGGATGAAAAAAAACTAATGGATGAAGGATTTTATTCTATTTATAGCAAAGTTGGTGCACGAACTGAAATGCCTGGTTGCTCATTGTGTATGGGCAATCAAGCACGAGTAGCAGATAATGCAAGTGTTTTATCTACGTCTACTAGAAATTTCCCAAACAGATTAGGTAAAGGTGCTAATGTTTATTTGGCTTCTGCTGAATTATCTGCTATTACTGCAATTGAAGGAAAAATACCTGACTTCAATACATATATCAAATATTATAGTGCTATTGAAGATGAAAAAAATAAAATATTTAATTATATGAATTTTGATAAATTGGAAGAATATAATTATTAGTGTAATTCATCATTAATGTAATTCATCACTAATCTTTTTCTTTAATTCACCTATAGCCCCTCCAGGATTTAATCCTTTTGGACATGTGTTTGAACAATTCATAATGGTTTTGCATTTATACAATTTCATTGCGTCGTCTACGTATTCCATTCTTTCTTTTGTTGCTTCATCACGTGAATCTTCTATCCATCTATATGCTTGCATTAAAACAGCCGGACCCAAATATTCATCAGAATTCCACCAATAACTTGGACACGATGTTGAGCAACAAGCACATAATATGCATTCATACATTCCATCTAATTTTTTTCTATCTTCTATTGACTGCAGATTTTCAATACCCTTTTTATTGGAATTTTTTAACCATGGTTCTATTTCTTTGTATTGTTTATAGAAATTTTTCATATCTGGAATTAAATCACGTATAATCGGCATATGAGGCAAAGGATATATTATCATTTTTTCTTCTATGGGAGTTAAACAGGCTAATTTATTTTTACCATTAATATTCATTGCACATGATCCACATATACCTTCACGACATGAACGACGAAATCCTAATGTTTTATCTAATTTGTCTTTAATATGAATTAATCCATCTAACACCATTGGACCAATTGTATTGGTGTTAATATCAAAAGCATCTATTCTTGTTTTAGATTTATTGTTTCTGTATATTCTGAAAGTAGTTGATGACATTGAACGTTTTATAATTTTATTCATACTATATTATATATTTTTTATTTATAATTTAATTTTAATAAATAATAATAAAATCCAAATGATGCTAAAATATGACCATTTAAGTTTACAATACGTGCAGCTTTAAGAACACTTTTAGGTTTAATATAATCAGAAATAATGCATGATGTTGAAAAATAAGAGTGATATGCTATATTTGTTATACTTAAAAAATGAAACGTTTTTTCTATTTTTTTATATTCTGTTTTATTTGATAAGTAAGACGCAGCTATTAATGGTATTAATAGTTTGGAAGATTTATGATAATTTTTTAAATATGTCAAATTATTTTCAGGAACTAAAATTTTATTCATAATAATAATTTAAACACAATCTTTTTAAATATATTATGTCAAAAAATATTTCTCCTCATGTGAAAATATATAAATTCCCAATTACTGCAATTTCATCAATCGCAATAAGATTATCTGGATTATATTTATCGGGATTATTTGTTGTTGGTGGTATTACTTGTTTGTGTAATAAAGAAGATTATTTTAAGCAAAAATATAATAATTTATCTGATAATTATAAAACATGTATAAACTATTCAATATTACTACCATTAAACTATCATACATTTGGAGGTTTAAGACATTTCATATGGGATAAGTACCCCAAATTATTGAATAATATTGATGTTGTAAATTCTTCCTTACATTTATTTGGTTCAACTATAATAGGAAGCGTTATTAGTGAATTAATAATAAGCAAAAAATTAGATGATGAAAAATTCGCAAAAAAAGTTATAGATTATTATGAAAATTATTTAAAATGATAAATGTATTATATTTATGATTAATATATTTATTAAAAGAAAAATAAGCACTTTGAGAAAATTCTCAACAAATGCAAAAATAATCAAAGAACATAATTATGATGCTATTGTAATTGGTGCTGGTGGTGCTGGTTTAAGAGCAACGATGGGACTTGCTGAAAAAGGATATAATGTAGCATGTATATCCAAATTATTTCCAACAAGGTCACATACAGTTGCAGCTCAAGGAGGAATAAATGCTGCATTAGGTAATATAACAGAAGATGATTGGAAATGGCATTTTTATGATACAGTTAAAGGAAGTGATTGGTTGGGTGATCAAGATGCTATACATTATATGTGTAAAGAAGCACCTAATGTAGTGCTAGAATTAGAAAATTATGGTTTACCATTTTCTAGAACAGAAGATGGAAAAATATATCAACGTGCGTTTGGTGGTCAAAGTTTAGATTATGGTAAAGGAGGTCAAGCTTATAGAACTGCTTGCGCTGCTGATAGAACTGGTCATGCTATGCTTCACACACTATATGGAAAATCATTGAGTTTTGATGCAGATTTTTTCATTGAATATTTTGCTTTAGAATTGTTAAGAAGTAAAGATAATAAAACGTGTGTTGGTGCTTTGGTGTATAATATTGAAGATGGAACTTATCATAAATTTAATGCCAAAAATACTATTATTGCAACTGGTGGTTATGGTAGATGTTATTTTTCTGCAACTAGTGCTCATACTTGCACAGGTGATGGTAACGCTATGTGTTTGCGTTCAGATATTCCATTACAAGATTCTGAGTTTGTTCAATTTCATCCAACAGGAGTATATGGTGCAGGTGTTTTGTTAACAGAAGGATGTAGAGGTGAAGGTGGATATTTAATTAACTCAGAAGGAGAACGATTCATGGAAAGATATGCTCCTAGTGCAAAAGATTTAGCTAGTCGTGATGTAGTTTCAAGATCCATGACAATAGAAATTAACGAAGGACGTGGCGTTGGTGAAAATAAAGATCATATAATGTTACAATTAAGTCATTTACCAAAAGAATTATTAGACGAGAGATTACCAGGTATATCTGAAACTGCCAAAATTTTTGCAGGTGTTGATGTATCTCTTGAACCTGTCCCTGTTATTCCAACAGTTCATTATAATATGGGAGGAATCCCTACTAATTGGAAAGGACAAGTAATATTACCTACAAAAGAAAATGAAAATGAAATATTGAAAGGTTTGTGGGCTGCTGGTGAAGCTGCATCATCATCCGTTCATGGCGCAAATAGATTAGGAGCTAATTCTTTATTAGATATTGTTGTATTTGGTAAAGCGTGTGCTGAAAATATTAGCTTACAGAATAAACCTGGTGATAAAATAGAAAAATCATCTAATGATTATAACAAACATATAGATTATTATGAACATCTTAGAAATAAAAAAGGAAATTTAAATGTATCTGATGTAAGATTAGAAATGCAAAAAGTTATGCAAAAACATGCTGGTGTTTTTAGAAATGACAAACTTTTAAAAGAAGGTGTTGAAAAAATGAATAAAATATATAAACTTTTTGAAGATGTATCCATAGATGATAAATCTGAAATATTCAATACAGAATATATTGAATTATTAGAATTAAAAAATCTACTTGATAATGCAATGGCAACTATACATAGTGCTAATTTTAGAAAAGAGAGTAGAGGTGCACATTCACATGAAGATTATCCTGAACGTGACGACAAAGATTGGCTAATTCATACACTTGCTTATTTGAAAAATAATAATATTTCAATAGATACACGTAATGTTGTAAAAGAAACTTTAAATGACGAGGTTAAACCAGTTCCATTAAGTAAGAGAGTTTATTAATAAGAGTATATTATTAAGCGTATAAATAATATTTATAATTATCTACATTATCTATATTCAAATGAATAATACAATTATAATACTTCAAGAGTCTAATAAATTACCATTAATATTTAAAAATTTTGATTATATAAAATTATTTGCTGACATATTTTTTTGTTTAGTTAATATTTACAAACTATTTTTATTATAATAGAACAAATCGGATTTATTATTATTTAAACTTAATTTAATTATATTAATATTATTCAAATGAGTAAAAATATTATTAATATCACAAAAAATGCCTTTAAAAAAATGAACAATATTATGATAAATTCTAATAATAATAGTGGATTTTATTTTGGCGTTACCTCTGGTGGATGTAATGGGTTTAATTTTGATCTAAGATTAATGAATGAAAAAGAATTACCTGAAATATTAAAATTAAAACCTAGTATTATTAATGATGAAAAAGTTAATGTATATATAGAACCCATGAGTGAAATATATTTAATTGGAACTACTATAGATTACGTATCTGAAGATTATACAAAAGGTGTATTTGAAAGTAAATTTATTTATAATGTTGATAAAACATTAGCTTCTAGTTGTGGATGTGGACATTCATTTACACCTAAGAATAGGTAAATTAATATACAAAATTGATATTATTTTATAACAACCATTTTTAATAAGAATGTTTAATATAGAAACAACTAATATAGAACTAGATAAAGTATATTATAAAACATTACATAATTTATCATTTGGTGATTTGAATCAAGATGAAATAATAGAGATTTTAAGTGATGGAAGATTCTCTGCACCTTTAATTGAAATACAATTGTGTAAATGGTTCCCACTAATACACGTTAAAGGTAATAAAGATCATGACCATATAGATAATGACGGCAATTTATATGATGCTAAAAATTTCACAAAAGGAGGTTTGAATTTTATGCCAAGTAATCAAATTGGTGCTGGTAGAAAATTAAATAAAGAAATAGCTATTGAAAAAGCAAATAAATTAATATACATATGTGTTGATATTACACAATTACCTAATCTTCAAATTATCTTTGTAAAAGGTAACAAATTAGCAGAAAAATATGATAGTTTTAAAATTCCATTTAAAAAACGAGAAGAATTATTTACAACTAAATTAGACGATGATTTACATGAAGAAGTAACTCTTGTTTAGAAATTGATTTTGGACCTACACTATTATTAAATTCAAATTTTAAATCTTTAAATATTTGTATATTTTTTACTTTATTTTTTTTATTATTAAATTTGATAAAGTAATGACTTTGAATACTTTTATCATCTATATTTGTATCTATTTTTCCAGCATTTACACCTACACGTCTAAACGAAATATCTGGTGATTCTTCTTTTTTTACAAAAGTAAAACCTTTTGGTTCTAATTTTTCTACAATTTCTCTATTATAATTTCTTTGTTCCCATATTTGAAATATACATGGAACGTTATGCACTTTTCCATTTATGTTAAAAGAATTGTCTGGTAAATCTGTCTCAAATATTAAGTGATAATTTAAAGGAAATTTTGATTTCATACTCTCTTTTTTAAAACTTTTTGGCAATATAAATGAAATGCTATTACTATAGTTTGCTGCTTTTTTTATAAACTTTATTGCTAATGAGCTTTGACGACCAAATGGTGGATTTCCAATAATATGTATATTATCATAATTCCCATTAGGATTATATTGTAGAAAATCCGTTTTGTCTATAACTTCATTTTCTGGTTCAATATCTATAAATTTATGTTTGCAATCATATGATTTAATTAATTCTATAAATGCACCATTACCTGCACTAGGTTCTATTATCAAATCATTATTTTTTATATTAATATATTTTTTTATATAATTTCCTATTAACTCTATAATATCAATATTTGTATAATATTTTTCATTATTATCTCTTTTTAACCCTATATTGTCCATTATATATTATTGATTATATATCTTTATTTTCAATTTTAAAATTGATTATTTGTAATATATTTTTATTTATTTATATAAAATGGAAGTTACATATGAAGTAGGTAAAAATGCTAAGCATAATTGGCAAATATTAGATGAATCAAACGATAACGATATATGGATTCATATCAATGATTTTCCTTCATGTTATGTAATTATTAAAACCAATGATAACATTATTAATAAAGACCATATTAAACAAGGATGCTATTTATGCTACAACAAAAGTAAGAACAAATTTAATAATAAAAAAAGGTTATCATTTAGTTATTTAGAATGTAAGTATGTAAAAAAAGGGAAAATAACAGGTGAAGCTAACTTGATAAGAAGTCCTAATATTAAATCATTCAAAATTTCAGAACTTATAAATGAAAATTGAAAATTACTTAAAATATATTTACTAATTAAAAACACAATGAATTGCCAAACAGAATCTTCTCAATATTCAAATTATAAATTTGTTGTTCTTCCATCAAACAGAACAGAGCAAATGCTTATGAATCGTATTCGGGATTACGATTTTGGTTGGACAAAGTGCAATAATAGTCATCGTGAAATGAGAATAGGACTTCAAGCGAATTGTAATGGAGAATTGTGTAAACATTATCCTAATCATGCAAAAACCGCTGATGAAATTGTTACATTTTTCAAAAAAAATAATGTTGATAAATATACTCTTGAAACTATTGACACTAATTATGAATATAGCAACAGCATTAAATTAGAAAATGATGAATATAAAAAATTAGAAAAAATTATAAAAATGACTATTTAATTATTATATTATCATAACACTACCAAATTATTACATTACATGTTTTTTTTTTCGTTTAAATATTTCATATAAATATTTTAATGAAATATACATAAAAATAAAATATGTAATATATTATACAAATGGCCAAAAATGAGGAAATGTACGTTATTAAAAGAAGTGGAAAACGTGAGGAAATTAGCTTTGATAAAATTTTAAAAAGAGTTAAAAAATTAGGAAAGGAAGCTAATATTCAAGTTAATTTTAGTGCATTAGTTATGAAAATAATTGATCAATTATTTGATGGAATTGAAACCAGCAAAATTGATGAACTAACAGGACAACAATGTGCTTCTCAAATAACACAGCATCCTGATTTTGGTATATTAGCTAGTTATATTGTTGTAAGTAATCATCAAAAAAATTCAAATGAACCATTTAGTGAAAAAATGGAAAAATTATATAATTTCCATGATATACACGATGTTCATCACCCTTTTATTAAAGAAGAAATTATTAATATTGTTAGAGAAAATAAAGAATTATTGAATAAAACTATTGTCAGTAGAAGAGATTATTTATTAGATTATTTTGGATTCAAAACACTTGAAAAATCTTATTTATTTAAAGTGAATGGTAATATTGTAGAAACTCCTCAAGATATGTGGTTACGTGTAGCAATTGGAATACACGGAAATGATATGGAACATGTAGTAGAAACGTATAATTTAATGAGTCAAAAATATTTCACACATGCAACACCTACTTTATTTAATGCATGTACTATTAGAAGTCAATTAAGTTCTTGTTATTTATTGGCAATGGAAGATGATAGTATTGATGGTATTTATAATACATTGAAAGATTGTGCAAATATATCCAAATATGCTGGTGGTATTGGATTACATATTCATAATGTTCGTGCTAGCGGAAGTCATATTAGAGGAACTAATGGAACTTCTAATGGAATTGTTCCCATGTTACGTGTGTTTAATAACACAGCTCGGTATGTTGATCAATGTGTTAAACCTGATACATACTTATACACTACTTCTGGACCTATGAAAATACAAGATGTAATGAGCAATGAAACTGAAATTATTAATTCAAATGGAGAACCTGAAGTTATTGAAAATGTTTTAGAACATCCATATAATGGAACTATTTATGAAATAGAAACAATGCATTCTATTGAACCTCTTACTATTACAGATGAGCACCCTATATATGTTATTCCTGAACAGAAAAAAGGTGTTAATTATGATATTATTAAAAATAGATTAAATAAAGGATTAGTTAAACCTGAATTTAAAGATGTTAAAGACCTCAATTATGATGATATGATTATTTATAATATTCCAAAATATGAAAAAGATATTCAAAATATTAGTGAAGATGATTGTTATATTTATGGTATTATTTTAGGCGATGGTTATATGAAAAATGATAATAATACTGGACATATTACATTACATACCAAAAATAAGAGAAATATTATAGAGTTTGTTCAAAATTATTTTAATGAACGTTGTATTCAATATGCTCTTGAATGTGAAGAAAATACCACAAGAATTCGCTGGAATAAAACTATCAATTTACCATTTAGGCATGCTGATGTATATGATGTAAATGGAGAAAAACATGTTCATAAAAAATGGTTAAATTTACCTTTAAACAAAATTAAGAACATCATTAAAGGTATGATTGATAGTGATGGATGTTATTATAAAGAATTGGTATTTGATAATACATCTAGAAATTTAATTGAAAGTATGCGCTATATGTTTATGCGTTGTGGTGTATTAACAAGTGGATATATTAGAGATAGAATTGGTGAAAAACATAATACTTCCAAAGGTATTATTGAAACTAAAAAAATAAGCTATAGTTTACGTATTCCTTGTACTGATGAAGTTATTAAATTTATTAATAATGATAAATTAAACGAATCTGCTAGTAATAAAAATTACGTCAAATTTTTCAAGTATAATGACTTTTTGTGCACAAGAATTAAAAATATTACAAAAACTACATATGATGGTGTATTATATGATTTACAAATGAAAAATATTCATGATTACACGACACATAATGGTATTGTTCACAATGGTGGCGGTAAGCGTAATGGCAGTTTTGCTATTTATTTAGAACCTTGGCATGCTGATATTCATCATTTCTTAGAATTGCGTAAAAATCATGGTGATGAAGAATTGAAAGCACGTGATCTTTTTTATGCTTTATGGATACCTGATTTGTTTATGAAACGTGTTCATGCAAATGATAAATGGACTTTAATGTGTCCAAATGAATGCCCTGGATTAAGTGATGTATACGGGGATGAATTTGATGAATTATATACAAAATACGAAAATGAAGGTAAAGGAAGACAACAACTTAATGCACGTGACTTATGGTTTTCTGTATTGGATAGTCAAATGGAAACCGGAACACCTTATTTATTATATAAAGATGCATGTAATAAAAAATCTAATCAAAAAAACATTGGCACTATTAAATCATCTAATTTGTGCACGGAAATTGTTGAATATAGTGATCCTAATGAAACTGCTGTCTGCAATTTAGCTAGTATTGGATTAAGTGCATTCGTAGATACAAAAACAAAAGAATTTGACTATGGTAAGTTACATGATGTTACAAAAGTAGTTACTTATAATTTAAATAAAGTTATTGATATTAACTACTATCCTACTGACAAAACAAATACCAGTAATATGAAACACCGACCTATTGGTATTGGTGTTCAAGGATTAGCTGATTGTTTTATATTAATGGATTTATCTTTCCATAGTGAAGAAGCTAAAAATGTTAACAAATTAATATTTGAAACTATATATCATGCTGCTGTTGAAAGATCAAATGAAATTGCAACTGATAGATTTAATAAAATACAAGATATTAAAAAACGCATTAGTAAGGGTGAAATTTCACGTTATGATGAAGGAAGTTTATTAGATAATTTAAATCAGGAAGAATTAAAACTAAGCGACCAATATAGTGGGTGCTATAGTAGTTTTGAAGGTAGTCCTATGAGTCAAGGTATTTTCCAATTTGAAATGTGGGATGATGTAAAAACATCGGGAAGATATAACTGGAATACATTACGTGAAAAAGTTGTTAAATATGGTGTGCGTAATTCATTATTACTAGCTCCAATGCCTACTGCATCTACATCACAAATATTAGGAAACAATGAATGTTTTGAACCAATTACAAGTAATATTTATAGTCGTAGCACATTGGCTGGTGAGTTTATTTTAGCAAATAAATATTTGTTGCGTGATTTGATAAAAATCAACATGTGGAATGATACCATCAAGAATAATATTATTCAAAATAAAGGAAGTATTCAACAAATAACCAATATACCTTTAGAATTAAGAAATAAATACAAGACTGTATGGGAGATTCCAATGAAACATATTATTGATATGGCGGCAGATAGAGGAGCTTATATTTGTCAAAGTCAGAGTTTGAATTTATGGCAAGAAGACCCAACATATGGATCATTAACATCTATGCATTTTTATGGTTGGAAAAAAGGGTTGAAAACGGGTATATATTATTTACGAAGAAAAGCGAAACATCAAGCTCAACAATTTACAATCGATCCTTCACAACAACATGAAGTATGTGAAACATGTAGCGCATAATATTTTTTTCGGAGTATATATTATTGATGGCTAGTTTTTATAATGATGTTAAAGATGGATATAGTAGTGATGGATCAATTGATTCAGAAATATGTGCCATTACTAGTGGAAATTATGAAGAATATTTACAACAACTAACTAATGAAATAGATAAAATAAATATTGAAGATAACTCTTCTGATGGATCTTCAGATATATCTGAACAACGTCTTGAAACGTCTGCTGCACAAACACCCAATGACCAAATTATCCAAAATATGAAAAAGTTAGAAATACAACATAAGATACGTCAAGAACGTGTAAATGAATATAAAGAGAAAAAAAAAGTTCACCCAAAAGGAAAGCCTGGACCATTGCAACTTCCAGATATTCCAATTCCTATTAAATCAGGAAATGAAGCAGATGCTGATGAATTAATAGATATAAATAGTTTTTTACATGATATATTAGAATATTGGTTGTACATTGTAAAAAATAAGTTTCTAGAACATGAAAATTTTCAAAAAGATTTAAAAGATATAATTTTTAATTTTGTATTATTTTATCAACAAAATTATTATACTACTATAACAGATCATGCAAAAGTTAATTTTATAAATATAAATTATGGTGACAGACTTGATGATGATGATGATGATAAGAATCGTCCATTAATAATATTAATGCCTAATAATATATTAAAAGAAGAATTAAAAGGTGAACATGGTGTAAATATTGGTATTAATGATAATAATTATAATATACCTGAAACTATAGTTGATGGTAATTTACAAGAAAATATATATACTATTTTTAAGCATTTTATAAAAATAAGTAGTGAAGAACTTAAGAAACATGGAAAAAAAATAACAAATTTAGATACATTAGAAAAGGAAATAGATGCTATGTATAGAGTTAGAAGCGATGTAGTAAAAAAATTAAATAATAATCAAGAAGTTAGAGACAATATGAATAAAAATAAAAGAGGATTAGATGAAATATTTGATACTATTCAAGAAAAATGTAAAAGACCAAAAAGAAGTGGTGGAAAAAAGAAAAGAAAAACAAAAAAATTAAAAAAGAAAGCAAAAACAAAGAAATCAAAAATGAAGAAAATCAAACGCAAAACAATGAAAAAGAAGAAAAGTAAAAAACATAAACGTTAATATAATTAATAATAATAATTTTATTATGAATTATAAAAATATCAAAGCACAATGTGTATAAATTATCTCAGAAATTTTACAAATTTAATAAAATTTCGTCATCCCAATTTAAATTATGCAAATAAATTAGTATTCAAACTTAAACAATCCTCATAAGCTTTTGACGGATCTCTTTTTCTTATTGGATTTATTGTTTGAGGTATTTTTTTCATTACCACCATCTTGTTTATAATTGGGTCATCCACCCTTTTTATTGTAACGCCTACGAATAGTTTTAGATTTTCTTTTTTTGTTCTTAGGTGTTTTCTTTTTATCAGGCATTATAATATATAGTGATAAAAATATATAAAAATAAAAGAATATGAAAATAAATAGAGCTATGGAATTAAGTATATCAGATGAGGAAAAAAAGTATTCTTTCAGTGAATTAGAAAGTATGCGAGTAAAAATAGAAAAATTAGATAAATATTATCAAGTAGAAATATTAAAAATCTTACACAAATACAAACATATAGTAACATTAAATGAAAACAAAAATGGTGTGTTTATTCAATTAACAGATATTCCGAGTAATATTATAGAAGAAATAAATGATTATTTAAAATATGTTGATAAGCAAACAAAACAATTACAAAATACAGAAAATACTAAGGATGAATTGAAAAACACTTATTTTTAAGTTTAAAGATAAATCAATAATATATACATGTATAAAATAAATAGTTCGCATTGTTTAACGAGTAAATATATGATATCAAAATTAAAAACAAGAACAAATGAAGTAATTGAACAAAAAGAGAAAAAAAAAAGTAATAAAAAATTACACAAGCAATTATTTATACCAGAAGAAAAGGATACCTTATTTTGGATATTTTATATAATGTTATATGGGTATGAAGACTATAATTTACTAAATAATCAAAAATATACAGAAGAAAAGAAAAAGAAGTTTAGATTTATAGAAGAAATCAAAGCAAAAAAGAGTATATTAAAAGATTACAAGATAAGAAAATCAGAGGAGTGTGTAGATGAACTTTTGAATAATCAAATGATCAGTTTAAAAACATTCAGAGTATTATGTATTTTATATAATCAACATTTTGCATTGTTACAAGATAGAACAATTTATATACAAGATATAGAAGATTGTACAGATTTAAATATAATACATGAAATAGAAAAAGGGAAAAAATATGGATATGAGAGCAATATACAACCCGAAATATATGAGAATTATAAAGATACAAGATTATATATAGATGATTATACAAAACCAATTAGGAGTATGACGTATTATAAATTAGATGATTTAAAAACAATTGGTGAACGATTGTGTATTGCTTTGACAGACCCAAAAGGAAAACAAAAAACCAAAGGAAAGTTATATGACGAAATATATAGCTTGTTTATTTAATTATATAAAATTGAAAAATATATAAATTTTATGTAATATTATAATATAAATGAGTCAAGATAAATTAAGTAATGATGAAAAAATGCAAAAATATATAGATCATTATTTGAATAAAAGCATTAAAACTACAATAGTAAATCCAGAACTTGAAGTAAGATTTGGAACAATATCAAAAAATAAAAACTCAAAAATAACCAAAAATGATTTTAATAACGTAATGCAAAAACTAACAAATTGTGGATTTGTATGTATGAATAATGATGGTGATTATACGTTAAAAGTGAGCTATGATTATACAAATAAAGAAGGAAAAAAGTTCCAATCAAACGTAAGATTGGAAATAAATAGCTTACATACAATAGAAAGTTATTGTGAAAAAGAAAATATCAATCTATTATTGCAAGAAGCCAGTCACAGAAAAAATATATTAATGACAAAAAAAGCATTTGCAAAAGATGAAGAAGGTGAAACATTTAAACCAATAAATGTAGATAATTACAACTTTAGAATGTCTTATCAAATAGAAACAGAGATGGATCTACAAACACCATTTATAGTAAGTGTTTTCAAAAGATGGGATGAAGTAGAAAAACTATACAGATATATAAAACGTTTCAGATTTAAACATGAAAGTATGCCAATATTTGTAGATTTAAGTATTGTAAAAACAAATAGTTTCACAAAAACGAAACCATATTATATGAAAAAAGCATATGTATTGGCAGATTCAAATGTATTTAACAATTTAGAAAGTTATGAAATAGAAATAGAAGTAGATAATGAATCAGAACATTTGAAAAAAGATTTATTTATGGACTTGAAAAAGACAATAAAATATGTATTATGTGGTATTCAAAATACAAATTATCCTATTGGTTATAAAGAAATGGATGAAGTATCCAAAGAATACTTGGAATTATTACATTTAAAGAAAGAAATTCATCCAAGTGATTTTATTGGTCCAAATTCCTATACTCTACAACTGAAAAATGTGATTAATTTTGAAGAAGAATTAACAATACCATCTATATTGAAGAATTATACAGTAACAGACAAAGCTGATGGAGAAAGACATTTATTATATATAAATGGTGATGGGTTAATATTTCTAATAGATACAAATATGAGATTTATAATGAGCGGTTCAGTTACAAAAGAAAACAAAATAAAAAACACAATATTAGATGGAGAGTTGATTACACATAATAAACATGGTAAATTTGTAAATCTATTTGCAGCATTTGACGTATATATAGTAAATAAGAAGAATGTAAAATCATTAATATTTACAAATGTAGAAAGAGAAGGCAAAACACGATTAAATATTTTAAATCAAGTAGTTCAATTAATTAATCCTCAAAACATAGTATCTAGTGTATATGGTCTAAAAGTGCAAGTGAAACATTTTGAAATAACAAGTGAAAGCAATAGTATATTTGATTGTTGCAACAAATTATTCAATAAAATACATCATCCTTCATTTGATTATGAAACCGATGGTTTAATATTTACACCAGCGGATCAAGTATTGCCAAAAGAAAATAATAAATTTACTTGGGATTATTCATTTAAATGGAAACCACCGGAGTTCAATACAATAGATTTCTTAATTTCATTTAAGAAAGATGATAAAAATAAATTAGTTGTAAACAATATTTATCAAGAAGGGGTAGATTTGTCAAATGGTTCAAATATATCCAAGTATATTACTCTAAATTTAATGTGTGGTTTTAATGAAGGAAATCCAGATCACGGATATATGAACCCATGTCAAATGGTAATGGATGATACAATACCTGATAAAAAAGAAAAAGGTGGATATAAACCAGTGTTATTTTATCCCACACAACCATATGATAAAGAAGCACATATATGTAATATTGAATTAAAGATGGCTTCCAATGGTAATTTTGAACCAATGACTGAAGAAAATGAAATTATTGAGGATAATACTATAGTTGAGTTTAAGTATGTCATGACAAATGAAAATCACTGGCGTTGGGTTCCATTACGTGTAAGATATGATAAAACATATCAAATGAAACGCGGATTTAAGAATTATGGAAATGCATATCATGTTGCAAATAGCAATTGGTATAGTATTCACAATCCAATTACAGAAAATATGTTGAAAAGTGGTGAAAATATTCCATCAGAATTAGTAGATGATGATGTATACTATAATAGAGTGTCCGGTATTTCCAAAACAAGAGGAATGCGAGATTTTCATAATATGGTAGTAAAAAAATTATTAATTCAAAGTGTGTGTAAGCGTGGAAAAACTCTAATTGACTTTGCAGTAGGTAAAGGTGGTGACTTCCCAAAATGGATATCATCCAAATTAAGTTTTGTATATGGAATAGATATTAGTTTAGATAATATTGAAAACAAATTAGACGGAGCTTGTGCACGATTCTTAAATTATAAAAAAATGAATAATAATACACCAGCGTGTTTGTTTGTAGAAGGAAATAGTGGGTTAAATATTAGAAAAGGAGATGCTATTAAAGGGACAAAATACAAACAAGTAAATAATGCAATATTTGGTAAAGGTCCAAAAGATGAAAGTAAATTGGGAAAAGGTGTATACAAACAATATGGAAAAGGTGAGAATGGTTTTGAAGTAAGTGCCTGTATGTTTGCAATTCATTATTTCTTTAAAGATAGTGAAACATTACATTCATTTTTACAAAATGTATCTGAATGCACTAAAATAGGTGGTCATTTTATAGGAGCATGTTATGATGGTAAAGCAGTATTTAATTTATTAAAAGAGAAAAAGAAAGGTGAAGGTATAATTTATCATAATGGTAATCACAAAATATTTGAAATAGTAAAAGATTATGATAAGGAAGAATTAAATGATGATGTATCATGTTTAAATTATCCTATTAAGGTATTTCAAGAAACAATAAACAAGTCATTTGTAGAATATTTGGTAAATTTTGATTATTTCATACGTGTAATGGAAAATTTTGGTTTTATTCCAGTTCCAGATGATGAAGTAGATGAACTAAAATTACCTTCAGCAATAGGTCATTTTGGTAGTTTACATAATTATTTAGTAAAAGAAGTGGAACTTAAAACAATTAATAAAAACAGCATAGGACAATCATTAAATATGAGTTTTTATGAAAAAAAGATATCATTTTTAAATAAATATTTTGTATTTAAGAAGGTAAGAAATGTAGATAGTGAAAGTGTTGTTTTGGAAAATAAAATGTATATAGAAGAATTAGAGAAAACGTCTGAAAATACCGAAATTGTTAAAATAAAAAGAAAAATTAAACTAAAGAAACAAGATATAAATAAGTAATTATAATATATTATTATTCCAATGAGTTACTATTTTTTACCCAAAATCCATAATAACATACAAAATCATATAATAACATATAGCCCAACAACATTTGAATATATAGACAATATACTACCTACAATAGGATATATTAGTGGAAAAATTGAAAAAGATCAAGAAAGATATAATAAAAAATTATGGTTAGATAATAAAAAATTATTTAACATGTATAATATTGAATATTTGCAAGAAATATCGTGTTACAATAACACATATAAACATTTATATTTAATACTAGAATTAAATAACTTATATGACTTTATTGAACCATATTATAATGCATCATTAAATATACTTTATTTGTGCAAAAGTCAATTTGATATAATAGAAACAATCCATTATTTAAGAGGAAAAAAGGATATACATAATTGTATTTATTACAAAAATATAAAAAATAATAATAATTTTATAGAACAAAATGAAAATATACGTGTAAACAAACAAATATTATTTGATTTTTTAAATATTGAATACTTAACAATGTTATTTAGTTCATATAGTAATTTATATGATAAAATTTTCTTTATTGAAAATGATAATTTAGATTATTATAAAAATAAAAATAAATTCATTACATGTGATGAAATCAATTTTATTAAAGTTTTCTTTTCTTTAATACAAATAAAACATAACGGAACATTAGTATTTAAATTAAATAATTTATTAGAATACTTCAATTATGAATTATTGTATTTATTATCATCATGTTTTGATAAAGTTATATTATTAAAACCTAATTTGTCAAGTAATATATCATCAGAAATATATATTGTATGTAAAAAATACAACATCAACAAGTATAATAATTTATTTTTCTTCAACATTATTACTCACAATATACAAAAAATTATTAATAAATTAGACAGCGAAAATGTGCTTCAATTATTTAAATTTAAGTTACCATTATTCTTCAAAAATAAGTTAAATGAATTAGTTACTATATTTTCGCAACAACAAGTAGATAATATAACCAATATGACAAAGGTTATATTTAATAATAATTTTGACGAATCAAGAAAAAACATGTTAGTAAAAAAATCAATGCAAAAGTGTGTCTTTTGGTGTATTCATAATAAAATAGAGTATGATAAATCTTATATGGAAAACAATGACTTTTTTTAATAAATAAATTTATAAAAATTATTAATTTATTTATTTCATTTATTTCATTATGTATTTAATTTATTAAAACCATGATGCAGTAGGTGTATTTGGTGTTCCAGAAGGCATTCCTGATCCACTAAACATATCAGTAAAACTAGTTACATTACTTACATTCCAACCCCAATCTTGTATAGGCTGGTTGAATGAGGATGCATTATTAAACACCCAATGCATATCTGTTACATTACTCACATTCCATGAATCAAGAGACTGATTAAAATTAGTGATTTTAAAAAACATGCCTGCTATATCAGTCACGGATGATACGTTCCATGAATTGAGTGGATAATTAAATAAAGGACATGCGTCAAAGAACATATTATTCATATTAGTCACATTACTCACATCCCATGCACCAATTGGCTGATTGAATGAGGATGCTTGGCGGAACATTCTTTTCATATTAGTAACTGATGACACATTCCATGAATTGAGTGGTTGATTGAATGAATATGCTTTTTGGAACATGTTATTCATAATAGTGACGTTACTTACATTCCATGAATCAATTGGTTGATTGAATGATGCTTCATGGAACATATATGACATATCAGTCACATTAGACACATTCCATGAACCTATCAGTTGATTGAATTGTGTTGCCCAAAACATACTATTCATATTAGTCACATTAGACACATTCCATGAATCAAGCGGTTGATTGAATGATGATGCTCCTTGGAACATAGCATACATACTATTGACATTTGACACATCCCAATTGCTAATATCATCATTGAATGAGGATTTTCCAGCAAACAGATTACTCATACTAATTATTAACGAAGTATCCCATGTATTAATTTCACCATATGTTGATAACGCAGATGCATTGTCAGATACCCATAAATCTACTGCTGTTTGTAATGCAGCTTTATCTGCAGGTTGCCATATTGGTGGACTAATCCATTCATTAGTAGGAGTATCTGGTGTTCCAGGAGGCATTCCCGATCCACTAAACATATCAGTAAAAATAGTTACATTAGATATATCCCAATTTGAAATATCCTGATTAAACGATGATGCCCCATTGAACATACTACTCATATTAGTTACTGATGAAGTAGTCCATGAATCAATTGGCTGATCAAATGATGATGCACCATTGAACATACTACTCATATTAGTTACTGATGAAGTATTCCATGAATCAAGAGACTGATTAAATGATGATGCTCCATTAAACATATTACTCATATTAGTTACTGATGACACATTCCATGCTATGTATGTTGCTACACTATTAGTGACACTATTAGTGAATGATGAGACATTTGATATTATGTTTGTGGCACCAACTTGATTTGTATTAATAGACTGATTGAACGCGGATGCTCCTTCAAACATATTAGCCATAGTTGTCACTGATGAAGTATTCCATGAATCAATTGGCTGATCAAATAAAGATGCTCCATAGAACATACTATCCATATTAGTCACTGATGATACATCCCAAGAATTAAGAGGGTTATTAAATGAAGATGCCTCATGGAATGTACTACTCATATTAGTCACGTTAGAGACATTCCACGAATCAATCGGTTGATCAAATGATGATGCATAATAGAACATTCCACTCATATTAGTAACATTAGAAACATTCCAATTTGAAATATCTTGATCAAAATTTGTTGCTCCAGAGAACATACTATCCATATTAGTCACTGATGATACATCCCAATTACTAATGTTGTCATTAAAATTAGATTTACCATTAAACAAATGACTCATATCTGTAACTGATGAAGTATTCCAATTTGAAATATGCCCGTAAGTATTTTCTGCATTTGCTCTATCTTCTGTAGTTCCTGTCCATAAATTTACTGCTGTTTGTAAATCACTTTTATTGTTGAATTGATGAAATATAGGAACCACACCTTTATATTTAATAATGGTGTATGGATATGCAACTTCCATAGATTCAAATTCATCTGCTACTTCAGGATAATCAGATGCTTTTATAATATTTACAATATCGGTTATCCATTCGTGATAAGTTGAATAATTAGGCATAGCTTCAGGATCATAATAAACCTTATCATATGACCAAATATTTGGTAATGTTAATACAACCGGGTCATTACTATTTATAATACCACCATTATCGGTAGGATTTTCATCTAATTGTATACTAAAATTATTAGTATTAGAATAAGGTAGTGTATATCTTATCGTTCCTCCTACTCTATACAAAACTTTATTCCATGAAACATCCCATTCTGCAGATATATTAGTATTAGTACCATCTCTTTTATATAAATCAATCGGTCCAGGATTAGATGCACTTAAACCATGTGGTGGTAAGTTATCATATGTATAAGTATAAAACCCTATATATTTATCAATAGTGCTAATGTCATTATTAGATGACCAAGTCCAACTTCCCATATTATGATTTTTGAAAACGTTATATATACTATGAGTAATATATGGATTAATATATCTTTTTACTTTCTTGCCTTCATTATCAATTGATTTAACAGACATAACATAATGATAAATTCCATCAGGATATTCAGGTGTAGGTGATAAAATACCATTACATTCATCTAAGTCACCTGAATTTTCAACATAAGTAGGATTTCCATATTGATCATCAGCCCCAGTATAACTACTTCTATATATTATTGAATTTCTATCATTCATATCTGACAAAGACAAATATCCGACTGGACCATATATTGGGAATCCGTCTTTTGCAAAACCAATTAATGGTGAATGCTCTCCATTAGTAATTAATAAGTCTAATTTATCACATTTGTCTTTTTCGGTATCAGTGTTATCACCAGTTATTAGTTTTAAACATGTTGGATATTTATGATAGTGATATTTACCATCTTGTTGAGGATGACCGCAACAACTAGAAAATACACGTGTATTTGCTGACTCATTATTTGGACCTTCAAATGGATTATAAATAGGTATACCATTTAATGCAACACCTACAGAACCTAAAGGTGTGTCTTGAGGTCCATTTGGATTAATAGTAGGATTTAATGGTATTATGAACTCTTCATTTTGCAATTGAATTCCATTAGGATTATTAACACCATTACCATTTACAATATTTTCATAAAATTTAAATACATCTATATTAACATTATAAACGTTATTTAGATAAGTATATGTTATTTTATCAAATCCATTAACTGCATTTATTCCAAATAATTTTGGCTCATAATTTGGTATTCCATTTCCTATTAATTTCATGTAATTATTATTCATTAAAGTAATTTCATTATTCATATTTACCATAGATACATCATAATCTACACCTGATAAATCTATTAATGCAATAGAATTATTTCTATTTAAATTATCATAATTATTTGTAAAATAGCTTTTTAATAATTCAAATTGCGTAGGTTCTTGGTTGTAAATCATATTTGGAAACTCATGAGACATATAGTGATGATAAACTTCTGGTATTTTTGAGAAAGGTTTCTTTAAATCAAACACAACAGGATATAATGGTGATCCTGCATTTGGGTCTAATACTTTATTTGTAAAATCAGTTGTTGTAAATTCAGATATGTTATTAAAGTTGCCACCTTTAAATATACTATGTGTATACATAATATCACTACCTGATGCAGGATTTTCTCTACATAATGGTATTTTCTGATAGTATATTGTTTCTTGTGATGCATTTTCAATAAACATAACCTTTTCTATTTGTTGATAATTTATATTTGCACTACTATTTTCATAATGAACAATAGCATCAATATCATTTATTGAAATAGTATTGTTTAATTTTATTTTAATGTAATTGTAATATTTGGTATAATTAGTAGATACTATATTATAGACAAAATCATTTTGTCTTGTATTCATTGAAAAATATGTATTCATATCTCCGTCCTTAATATTATTTATTTCTATTTCATTATCATTTTCATCAACACTAACAATAGAAGTAACTTTATCAGTATCATTCATTATATTTACTCCATTTACCCATAATTGTATTTCATTAATATCAATAATATTATTAGAACCATTATTAGCACCATAAATAAAATATATGGTATCTATATTTTCATTTTCATAATCTAATATTAAATTGTCATTAATTGTAAACCATTCTGTTAACATATTGTTATCTGACATATCAAGACTATTAACATTATTAGTTGATAAATCTACACCATATGTTTTATGTGGTCCAACATTTATCAACCCTTTAATTCTAGGAGTTAATGTATTTCCCTTATTATTATTGTAATAGTTATAATTATTAATTTTACTAATTAACTTCATATTAACATTAGGATTATAGTTAAATATATCATCATAAACTACTGATGCGGATATGTTCATGTCTTCATAATTGGTTAATTCATATAATTCCCATGAGTTTATTATTTTACCCCAAGTATAAAATTGATTCTGTCCAATAAAATTTTCTATTTGATATTTATTTAAAGTTTTATTAATGATATGATTGTTATAAAATTTAAATACTATATAATCTATTCCGATACTATTATGAAATTCGTAATTTTGTGAAGAAGTTGATTTAAAATATTTTGAATTTACACTTTGATAAAAGAATTCATCATCTTGTGCAACTTGTAGTGTTTTATTATAACTACTAATAATATTTGTATTGTTATAATTTGAAAAATTATTTTGTTTATTATCATTAAAATTAACTTTATCAGCTAAGGAAAATATTTCTATTGGAACCATTGCTTCATCATTTTGATCTTTAAATAGAATATTTTTTAGTTCTGAATTAAATATATTTTTACTTAAATCACATAATATATGCTCATTTATTTTACTATATACTTCTATATTTAACAATATTCCTGGTAAACCTTCTGATTGATTATTATTATGATCTCCATCACGAGCTATACAATAACTAATATCTGCTGTTATTCCAGATGTAATTACAAATCTATATTCATTAGAATAAATATCCATATTAGAATTTATTAATGGTTCATTATTACTAGTACTCCAATTCATAACAATATTAAAATCATATGGATTATCATATACTATACCAGTCTTCAAATGAGTATATGTTTCCTCAATTAACTGCCTAAATCTAATTAATGGTATATTTACATCTGTTATTTCATAAGGATATATCAATGAATTAGTATTTGAATCATAATTAGGCATATCTGATATTCTTATTTCATATTCAAAACCATTTCTATAACCACGAGGCCAACTTAAACCATCTACTTGTTGATTTCTAATTAATGCACGTTCATTTTCTAATTCATTGGTAACTCTAAAAGTATAAAATGTGTCACTAATACCATTTGAGAGATTTGTATACCTTTCTACAAAGTTTGTATAATTACTACTTCTTAAATCTAAACTATTAGATACGATTTTAATAGCGTAATATTTATATAATGGTGTAATATAATCTGATTGTATTTCTATGTTAGGATGTAATGTTATTGGCATTCGTATTAATGATGCTCTTCTAGGATAATAGTTGGTATCTTGTGTTGTACTATCATAATTATTTGTATAATATGATAAACAACCATTATAAATAGACAATGCATCTGTTAATTTATTTTCATTATTTCCTGTGGAGTAAAAATCTACACCACTTTGTCCGTTCATAAGTTTATTATGATGTAAATTATCATCTATTTCACTTAATATATTTGCACACCAATTATTTCTATTATAATAAGTTGCACCAGATCCAATATTATTGTTTGATTTATAATTATAGCTATTATGAATATATCCCTCCATTTCATCTGGAATACTATTTGTATTTCCATAATATGACTTTAAACTTTCAAACCTATCAGTATTACTATCATTATGATAACTCAAGTATTCACTTTGCCAATTTTCAACGTTATTGAAATATACGTTTTGAATATTTGTAAATTTGGAATTAGATGTGTCGTTTCTGTTATCATATATGATTTCATTATTTTTTGTATAATACATAACTGAACTAATTGAAGTAATTCTACTATTTTCAATACCTTCTGATGCTAAAAATATTAAATAACAATTATTACTGGATAATTCTTTTGTTGAATAAGCATACATTCTTTTCCATGGTTGATGTAATCCTATTTGTTGATTACCTACTATAGAATCTTGCGTTATCCAATAATCACTAAAATCTTCCACTAAATTTAATTTTTCAATAGAATCATCTGTTGTATCATGTAAGTATACTTCTAATTCTCTAGTGTCAGTGTTGGGAGTAGCTTCATTTATTGACATGTGATAATTAAATGAAAATGCATTGTAACTTACATCTTCAAACCCTGTTTCAGGCTCAGGTTCAGGTTGTGGTTCAGGTTCTGGTTCCGGTTGTGGTTCAGGCTCAGGTTCTGGTTCTGGTTCTCTTAGCGGATCATAACTATATGAAACACATACACCACCTTCATTTGCAACAATAGAATGAATATGTCTAAAATCATTATCTAATATATCTGAATCTATCAAATTTCTAAAGTAGTTGTAATTATTTGTTCCTTCATCTGTTCCACCACCACAAGCTAACAAATATCCTTGAGGTTCTATTAATTCTATTATATAACTATCTTCTGCACCTACATATATTTGTTTAACGTTATTTTGTAAATTATTATTTAACCAATCTTCAGATAAATCTGTATTCATAGCTAATAATCCTTTAGTTCCGTTCATACTATATGTTGAATTTCCCCATCTATACACCATATTATCTTCTGTTATAGATATGAAACCTTGTGCACATCCTTTTACATCTTTAAATACTTTGTCTCTCAATATAGCTTGTGATGTTGCATATGTTAATCCTGTTTGTGGATCAATACCAGGATTATATGTGTTCAATCTTATATTATCATCAATATAACTACTATTCATTTCATTTGCTATCGCACCACCATCTGCTGATTGACCCCAAGAAATTAACTCCCCTTTCCATGTTATACCTGTAAATCCATCTGTATTGCTTATAATTCGTGTAAATATATTTTCTCTCAAATTCTTTATGTGATTATTTCTATTTTCTGAATTATTACTTTGACTACCTTTACCTTCCTCTGGGTCATTATAGACCCAAAAACTATAATTTTCTCCTAGTAGATAACCCCATGTAATTATTTGATAATATTTATTTATTACCGCAAATCCTCCCTTGCTATTTGCTGCTATAAATGGTTGTATATTACTTTCCACTTTTGTATGATCCCAATTTCCATCTTCATCATACATAGCACCTGTTGCTCTATAGCTTAAATTAGAATTATATATATATCCACCATAATTTGTATTACCCCATGCATATACTCTACCTGATTCACTTATTGCACAAAATGCTTGCTCATTTCCTTTAACCGCAACAATATTTTCTGGTATTATTACATTTCCATTTACATCTCTACATCCATATGTTGCATCTGTAACATCACCACCATATTGTGTATATCCCCATGTAAATATTGTTCCATCAGACTTCAATGCACAATATGCATATTTCGTTGCAAATATTTCAACTACATCTCTATTATAAGTGATTACATCACTAGTAGCATATGGTGTTTTTAAACCATTTGCAGAGTCTTCAATATTACCTCCACGTTGAGAATTTGTTGGGTTTGAAGTATTACACCATGTTACTACTACACCATCATTTCTTAATGCCGCAAATGAAATATGATTGCTTGCAATTGCTACAATGTTATCTATCTTTTTTGTCGTTGGATTAAAAGTATCTTTGTTATCCCAAGTTTTCTTTGGGAAAACATTATCACCATTATAATGTATAGCGCCACTATATGATATATGTCCCCATGCAAATAGTGTTCCATCTTCTTTTAATGCACACATAGCATAATGATTTATTTGAACATGTATTACACCACGTGTTGGATCAGGAGCATTCGGATTATTTACACCAAGAGGATCTTCAGTACCGCCTACTCTATACCCACCATTTAAATTATTATCATATATATTTGAGGTATATAAGTTATATAACATACCTCCATAACTTCTATTACCCCATGTTGTTAACCCACCTTTATCATTAATAGCAACAAAGGCTCTTTCATTTGAACCTACTGCCATAATATCTTCCAAATAATCATTATCTGTGGTAACTTCATTATTTATATCTATAATATATGTATCATTAACAGAAGGTTCACCTGAATAATATTTACCTTGAAAATACATTCTTGATGGTTGAGTATTATAATTGTAACCATTATTAAAACTATCATGCCCACCTATTGCACTTCTAGCTATAGTATTATGTGGTGAATAATTATGACTATTTGAACCCCATGCGGGTCCAACAGAATTAGTATCAAAATAAGTCATAGATGTTCTTTTAATACCATTTATATTATAATCTGTCATTGCTTCAGGTGGATCTAATACAATTGGCTCGGGTTCAGGTTCTGGTTCTGGTTCTGGTTCAGGTTCCGGTTCTGGTGATTCAGGTTCAGGTTCAGGTTCTGGTTCTGGTTCAGGTTGAGGTTCTGGCTCGGGTTCAGGTTCCGGTTCTGGTTCCGGTTCGTAAGTATTTGTTGACACTATAAAACCTGTAAATAATGATGGAACACTTGTTGAACCTCCCCATGGTTTACTTAATACTGATATATCTCCTATAAATACATTTTCTGTCCCTATTACTTTTTGAGTTTCATCTACTACATCTCCTATTGCACATGAACCATGATAATGATATATTGAATTAGCATTTTGATAAATATATTCTTTATTTATAGTTACTTGAGCTGGATTAGGATTTAATAATACATAACCTTGTTGCGTCATAATTTCATGATTCTTTAAATAAGCATCATATATATCATTTATATATGGATTTGTTTCAACATCTACATTTTCTCCAAAATGATTTAATGTTACAACTGGATTTTCATCTTTTTGTGATGCTATCTTTACTGAACCTGCACCACTTAAATTAGTACTTTGTGCATGTGTTAATATTAACAAATTTGGATAACTAGCAACTGTTGAATAATAAGTTTGCCATTTAAATTCACTATCGCGTGTTTGTAAATGAGGTATAATACTATTTGGTTCAAAACCTAAATCTGATACAGGAACATATTGAGTTGTTGTTGTTGTTTCATCTGGGAAAAGACTATTATATAATGCTGTTGATTGTAAATTAGATGGTAAATCATTATAATTAATTGTTGAATCTTTCATTCCTATATGTGTTCTATAATTAGATGAATCTCCCGTCCAACGTGAAGCGAGATGCCCTCCAGGCATAGCTAATACATAATTTCCACTATGATTGCTTATATTACTTGAACCTCCACGATGTTGAGATGCCCATGCTGTAAAATCATATACTTTATTATCATCTCCACTTTGAGTTCCTGAAGCTATACGAATTATTCTACTTGAATGTGTATTAATTTTACCTATATTTGATTCATTTAATTCAAAGTCTCCATTACCCGAATAAGGTGTTGTTGTTTGTTGTGATACAGGAGCAACCTTTCCATATGAAAGTGTTAATCCAGCATGGTCATATAATTTATTTCCACAATCTATTCCACTACGTTGCAATATTGCAGGAGTTTGAATAGCTCCAGAACACAATATATAATTATGAGCATGATATGTTTTTCCATTGAAATCTTGAATTATACTAGCATCTTGTGGATTGTTAAATAATATACGACATACACTAACGTTATACGATATATCTATATTTGGCATATTTGTTATCAAATCTCCTAATAATAATCTTTCATTAGTATCAGTATTTGTATTATATATTTTATTATTATACATTTTAACACCTGTAGTTGCTGTTCTATTATCTACAAATTCTTTAAGCTCATAATATTTTTGATTTGGAGTGTAATTATCACCATTTTTAGAATAATCATATTTATCTGCATTTGTTATGTCATTTACTGAATCAACTATACTATCAAAACCTTCTTTATCATTAAATTTGTTGAAATTATGATTTATTAGATCTTGTGTATCAATATATTGCAATCCAAAATGTAACGTTCCGCCACCAAGACCTTTTCCAACCCATACAGCCTTTCCATCTGTTGAATCAAATGAATAATTAAAAGAAGGGTCATTTTGAGCTTGTAACCACGTAAATATATTGTCATATCCTTTGTTTACATAATCTTCTAATGTATATTCATTTCTTTCAAGTATTAAAACACTTTTATCAGGATTTTGAGTTGCAATATTATATGCTGACATTATTCCTGATGGACCTCCGCCTACAACTATATAGTCATATGGAATTGGTTCGGGTTCAGGTTCGGGTTGTGGCTCAGGTTCTGGTTGTGGTTCTGGTTCGGGTTCTGGTTCTGGTGTTTCAGGTTCAGGTTCCGGTTGTGGCTCAGGTTCAGGTTGTGGTTCTGGTTCAGGTTCTGGTTCAGGTTGTGGCTCGGGTTCTGGCTCTGGTTCAGGTTCAGATTCTGGCTCTGGTTCACGACTTATTTTGTAGTAAATATCATAATCTACATTACTATCTTCACTATATATTAACATTGCGTAATCGTTATTTGTTAATACTATACCATTTAATAGATTTGTTTCATTATCAATATCAGATTGAGTTATAGTTCCAGTTACAAGATCTGTTCCGTTTAGATCTAATGCTGTTCCTTGCTGTATTCTATATTGAAGTGTATATGAACCTAAATCACTAGTTGGTCTCAACATTAATATAGTTATTTCTGTTTCAATTGGAATGTTAAATGTAATATGGTCATATTTATCTTCATTTCCGTCTTCATCAACATCCACATTTCTAAACATATGATTATCTATATTTAATATTGTTCCATCTAATTCTACTACTGATGGAGGATGAAGAGTTAATTGTGGTGGTGGTGATGGTCCTTTAAAGATATATACTGCTCCTACATCGTTGCTTGTATATTCAATATATTCAGGTGTACCAACTAGTGATTTACGTTCTTTAGATGCACCAATTATTACATCACTATTACTTATTGATACACTAGTCCCAAAATTGGCACGGAAACGTGTACGTGTATCTTGTTGTGATGGTGGTATAATTTTATATGAATAATCAAATGTTCCATTTGTATTTATTGCAAATATATATGCTGCTCCTGAATTTGTTTCACCACGTTCATCTTCATTTTGTGCCCCAACAATAGCATAATTTTCATTTATGGATACACTAGATCCAAAATAGGCATAATTTTCTGGGTATGGTGATACCAGTGTTTGAGTAGGTGTTGCTGGCCATGTTCCATTTGTATTTTTTTTAAATATATATGCTGTTCCTCTGCCATTATTTGTAGAACTTTCCCCAACAATAGCATAATTTTCACTTATGGATACACATTGTCCAAAAGTTGTTCCAATGTTGGTTGTAAGTATTTGCGTTTCTGTCTCTGGCCATGTCCCATTTTCATTTCTTTCAAATATATATGCTGTTCCTCCGTTAATACCAACAATAGCATAATTTCCACTTATGGATACACTAGATCCAAAATTGTCACTAGCTGCTTTATCTGATGCTTGAATTTTGTACGTTTCTGTTCTATATGTTTCACCTGATACTTCTTGTCCCCATAAACCATTTGAATTTCTTTCAAATATATATGCTGCTCCTGCATCAGAACCACCTGTATCTTCATTTAGTGCCCCAACAATAGCATAATTTCCACTTATGGATACACTAAATCCAAAGAAGTCCCAATCTTCTTTGTCTGATGCTAAAAGTATTTGCGTTTCTGTCGCTGGCCATGTTCCATTTTCATTTCTTTCAAATATATAAGCAGCTCCTTTATTTTGATAGACACCACTACCAGGAGTAGTATCACTAACAATAGCATAAGTTCCACTTATAGATACACTCCATCCAAATTGCTCAAAAATGGTGCTATAACCGCCTTCAATATCACTTGTAGTAGGTCCTTTAGTAGATGCTTCTATTATTTGTACTTCATTCCACGAACCATCTATATCTTTTTCAAATATATATGCTCTTGCTTTAGCCCATGAACCAGATATAGCATAATTTCCACTTATGGATACATTCATTCCTAAATATGAATTATTATATGCATCTGATGTAAAAATTTTGCTAACTTGGTTCCATGATAAATCTATTTCAGGTATAATTTCTCCAGGATAATCAACTATATCACCTAATTCGGGTTCAGGTTCAGGTTGTGGTTCAGGTTCAGGTTCTGGTTCTGGTTCCGGTTCCGGTTCAGGTTGTGGTTCCGGTTCCGGTTCCGGTTCAGGTTGTGGTTCAGGTTCAGGCTGTGGTTCCGGTTCCGGTTCCGGTTCAGGTTGTGGTTCCGGTTCCGGTTCTGGCTCAGGTGGTATAGTAATAAATACCAATCTTGTTGCAGTTGCCACATTTCCTGCTACATCTTGCACTGTATATATTATTTCATAAGTTCCTTCTGTATTTGGATCTACTATATCACCTGATATATCTAAATCATTTGTTAAATCACCATTTCTATTATCAATTGCTGTGTATCCTGCATCTATATATGTTTCTATTTCACCTAATTCATATATAACTGGATTGTCACCTAATATTGTAATTATTGGTGCTATTAAATCAGGTCCTAAACCATTAATAGTAAGTGTTGTATTTGATGTTGCATATATCCAATATCCTTTCCCTACTTCTAAAGTTTCTAAATTATTTTCTAAACTATTTTTATCATATTTTAAATCTTCATGTTCTATTTTTTCAATATCTGTCACATCTATGTTACTTATATCAATATTTATAATAGATGGCATACCAACTAAATTCCATCCTTGTGTTAGGACTATTGTATATGTTTCCTTTATTATTCCATTCAGTGAAATATCTACATCATCATCCACATATACATGATATCCACGTATGTTATCAAACGCATTTAATGTATTAAAATTATTATTTTTAACCCACTTAGCATTTTGACTCTGGATTTCTACTATATATGGACTAGATGATGTAAATTCGCTTAAAGTTAATTCTATAACTGGACTTATTAAATTCCATCCAGATGCTAAAGAATAACTATAGCTATGGGTTTCATAATCCATTATAAAATTAAATGATATAAGTTATTTAATTTTATAATTTATTTATTACATTACGTTATTTAATTATTTGTATTTCCTTATACATTTGTTCATGTTCAAACGTTAGGAACATTTTTATCAGTAACAACAATCCCACTAGAATCTTTCAAATAGAACCCATCTATTAGTGCATTATTAGTGAAGCCGGGATAATTACTTAATTGTGAAAAATCAGCATTATCATATTGTGATTTTTTAAAAAATTGTAAGTTCCATACTATTTTCATACCATTACCACTTGCAGACAAGTCTACACTATGAATATTAGTTGACGAAATATTTATGTTACTTACACTAGAAAGTGTATTTTTTAAATTAGTCTTTAATGTAGTTTCTTGACTTGCATTTAAATCACTATAAATATAATTGTTCATCACTATTTCTAATGTAAATTTATAACTACGAATAATGTATAATACAACAATACCATGTTTGGGATAATGATCACTTTCGGTTATATTATTGTGATTGTTATTATATGAATAAGGTCTTCCTCTCCCTCCCCCACCAGTATTATTATACAAATAATTAGGTGGATTTTCACCTCCATAGTAAGATGCATCTTCATTCCCAGATTTATACCCCCTCCAATAACTTTGATTATATCTATAATTAACTCTACCCTTACCACCTGGGCCACCCCAACCATAATACTTATTGGCCCATGAATCTGTAATTATAAATTCTTTATTATCTTCTATTTCACCTTTTAATTTTACACCTGCATCACCTTTAAATCTATTTTGAACTGTACTACTTGTGTTACTACTATTCGGTAAATCAGAGTGAACCAATGACGAACCTTCACCTCCACTGCCTCCACATCCAGAATTACCTTGACCACCACCTAATCCACCTCTTCCTCCCAAGTCAATCTTATCCGCAGATATAGGTCGGTATCTTTTATAGCGAGCATTCTGATAAGGATGATTAGGTATGTGAGCATTAGGATAATACCAGTATTCCTCTGTACCTAAACTAATAGTTTGTATGGGATGTGTTCCTGTTTTTCCTCCTTCAGCAGTAAAAATTGCGTTCTCATCTGTTTCACCAGTTATTTTAATATAACTACTTTTTCCATTATAACCAGGATCCGATTGAGTGCTATTACTATTATAATTTCCACCACCTCCAACTCTTATAGTATATTCATATGACGAGAATTCGTATGGTGTTTGTGATTCAAGATTCTCAGTTTTATTACTATAAGCATGTTCTGAATTATAATTATATTTTTCAAAATTAATATTTGTTAATGTTTCACCACCACCACCACCTGGACCTCCATCATTTGTTCGCGTATCATCAAAGTTTTGTTGTGATGCACCACCACCACCAACAACAATATAAAAACCATGCAATGACATTCCATCTACATTTGCAAATTTAATATTAAAATCTGTATACCCAAGTGTGAGATTACTATTAAAACTATTTGTATTTCTCAATAAAATTTTTTCATAATAATAATCTTCATCTGATTCTGAGATTCTTGATACATAAGAAGTAAGATTATTTTCATCATATATACGTTCACTATCTCCACCTTGATTATCTAATTTATCTATATATTCAACAATATTTGAAAGCATAAATATATCAGTAAGTTCTTCCGGTTCAGGTTCCGGTTCAGGTTGAGGTTCAGGTTCAGGTTCAGGTTCTGGTTCAGGAGGTTTATCACAAATATAACTAAAACTAAATAATTCGTTCGTCACTGCATATAGAAGTTCTAAAAATATTTTAGATCCATCAGTTAAAGTATTCCATTCTCCAAAATAATCTTCTGAATCTGAAGTAACATAGGTTTCATAATAAGTTTTCAAAGCATTATTACTATTAAATGGACTATAATAATAATTTTGCATAGAAAAATAATCCAAACTAGTAATTTTTCCTATAATATTCACAATAACTATTCCATAATAATATTTTTGCTCTAATGTGTAAGTATCATTGATAGAAAGTATACCATTTTCTCCTATATCATTAATAGTTTGACCATTACTTAAAGATATTTGAACAAATGTAAGAATATGATCAGACGCTTCTGTAAAATTATATTTAACGTCATAATAATTAGAACTATTATTAGGATCTATTAGTCTAAAAAAAGTCGTATTTGTTTGCACCGCATTAAAAACGCTTGCAATATTAGTAACAATGTAATCAATACCATCATTAAAGTTTAATTCAACTAAATTATTTGTACTATCATAAAATGATAAATCACTATCTAAGTCAATAGTAATAGTTTCTTCAATGTTTCTTAATTCAGTTATTACTTGTTCACCATTTCCCAATAATAATTCAACCAATGAATTAGGTTGTGTTTCTTCAATATTGAAAAATGTAAAAGAACCAGTATACATAAAAATAGTGTTTGCAACATACCCGCTAATATTTTCAGCACGATTAGTATATACATCATCTAAATCATAATCATAATAATTATAACTTATAGAATTGTCATTATTATTTACAATAGTTAACAATAAGGTGTCACTTGTTATTTGAACATCAGAACCTACAATATATGTAACTTTGTATATAGTTCCTCGTGTAAGATTATCAATTATAAATAATTTATCAGTAGTTTCTGGTGTTGGTGGAATAATAATATTGAATGCATTCTCTTGATTAACATTAAAATAATATGTTCCACGACCTATACCAAAAGCTAATTCATCTGCTAATAAAGGATCAATTGAAGGTGTTGTTCGTCCATTAAAAATATATTTTCTCAAACCATTTTCATCTTCATAAGTATTAACATTATTAACTTTATCAAGACATTCTAGATATAATTCTGGTTCAGGTTCAGGTTCTGGTTCTGGCGCTCTTTCAGGTTCAGGTTGAGGTTCTGGTTCAGGTTCTGGTTCAGGTTCATTTTCTGGTTCAGGTTGAGGTTCCGGTTCTGGTTCAGGTTCAGGTTCTGATTCTGGTTCAGGTGGAATAATAATGTCTGCATCAAACTTTATTAAAAATCCATTATAATTTACGTTCTTATTTATATTATCATTTATAACATACCAATAATCATATACATTTATCTCAGAATAACTAGCATTATTTACATATAATGTAAATTCACCATAGTAATAATATTTATCATTATCAATATAATATTCATCTCCTTCAATATATATATTGTAAGAAGGGTCTGCATCAATTATATCAAAATGTATAGCATGTGTTGAATCTTCTAATATAAAAGGTATAATTGCATTAAATCCACTTCCATATAGTGTTCCTGATAAGCCATCATTATTGTTAAATTCATAATTCCATATACCAGAACCTGGTTCTCCTACTTCAAATACATTAATGACACTATTTTTTTGAAATGCTTCAAATAACATTTCAGGTTCAGGTTCAGGTTCAGGTTCAGATTCAGGTTCAGGTTCTGGCTCAGGTTCAGGTTGTGGTTCAGGTTCAGGTTGAGGTTCAGGTTCGGGTTCAGGTTGTGGTTCAGGTTGAGGTTCAGGTTCAGGTTCAGGTTCAGGTTGTGGTTCAGGTTGTGGTTCTGGTTCTGGTTCTGGTTCACTTTCCGGTTCTGGTTCAGGTGGTAAATTAGAAATATAAGCACCATGTATTAAAAAATTTTTCAATGAAAATGCAAAACCTTGACGTAATTTAGAAAAAACAAATAAATAATTATTATACATGCGATGCATATATGTAAAATTAAGATATTGTGATTCATTTGTTATATCATCAAATATTATTACCTTTTCATATTCATATTCTTGATCATCAATTTGCCAAGTGATACCATCATTTTCTGTAATTAAATTATTGTATCCATATACCTCTATTTTTTTGGGGAAATTATCATCAATTTTTCGAATATCAATATATTTCAAAGCATAAGGTAAATTTATAGTTAATTTAATATATTCACCTTCAAATGTAAAATTATTTATAGTGTACTCATTATTAGGTATACCATTTTTATATTTTAATGAATCACTTTTATATATACTATCATCATCTATAAATGCATTTAAAATTCTAAAATCATTACTATTAGAACTACTGCTTACTACATTATATTTTCCTTCACCCTCTTTAAATGGTGTATGTTCATCAACAAATACTTCTAATTCAAAATTATTTTTATCAAATTCATTTAAAAAACTATTTTCATTATCTACATCAACTAATCTCACAATAGGACCATAACGTGGTTCAGGTTCAGGTTCAGGTTCAGGTTCCGGCGCAGGTTGTGGTTCAGGTTCTGGTTCCGGTGCAGGTTGTGGTTCAGGTTCAGGTTGTGGTTCAGGTTGTGGTTCAGGTTGTGGTTCAGGTTGTGGTTCAGGTTCAGGTTCCGGTTCACTTTCTGGTTCTGGTTGAATTTCTAATTGTGAACTACTTAATGAATATTGTATTTTCATTTTGTCAATATTTTCAACATGTAATAAAATTGCATAACTAGTTCCATATGTTTCTCCAGATAAGGAGTGATTTCCTAATATATTTTCACCAATATTAGATTCTCCAAAAGATGATGAATAATAAATACTATTATTAATATCATATACATAACTATGTTTTTGAATTGATATATAAACAACTGCATTGGATATATTAGTTTCATATGAATTTAAATATAATTCTTTTACCATTTTAAATGATGGAATAAATACACTTATGTGATCATAAATGTCTTTATTAACATTATGTGATAAACTTATTTCATTTTCTATTAATAAGGTATCATTATCAAATGATAATACTTTTGGAAATTCTATATTACTAGGATAATCAGGTATTTCAGGTTCTGGTTCTGGTTCTGGTTGAGGTTCAGGTTCTGGCTCTGGTTCTGGTTGAGGTTCAGGTTCAGGTTCTGGTTCTGGTTCTCCATTATTTATTTCAATATTATCTATAACTACATATGTTCCATTATTAATTGAAAAAGTTTCTATTTTCATTAAATTATAATTATCTTTTCCTGTGAAAAATAGATTGAATTTTTGCCATTTTTTAGATTTTGTTATAATTTTATCATATAAAATATCATTAAAAATCTCATTACCTATTTTAATTTTAATATGTGTTGCATAAATATTATTACTAATATCATTATTGTAAATATAATACTTAAATGTTAAAAAATATTTTTCATCTTTTTTTATATTATTTGTAAAATATTGTTTTAATACAACATTTCCTAACAATGCTAATACTTGATTAGAATTATCTTTTCCTGTGAAAAATAGATCAGCTATATTACGATAAATTCTATAATTAGATGAAGCATTTTTATCAATTAAAAATACATCACTATTATTATCAAGTATATCAAATAACCAACCATTAATATGTTTATTTACACTATTTAAATTGCTTAAACTAGCAAAATTTCTAGATGTAATAAAAGCATTTGATATATTTACAATAGATGGAGTTTCAAAGTCAAAATTAGTTAAATATGGTTCAGGTTCTGGTTCTGGTTGTGGTTCTGGTTCTGGTTCTGGTTCATTTTCTGGTTCTGGTTGTGGTTCAGGTTCAGGTTCACTTTCAGGTTCAGGTTCAGGTTCTGATTCAGGTTCAGGTTCTGATTCAGGTTCAGGTTCTGGTTCTGATTCAGGTTCAGGTTCTGACTCAGGTTCAGGTTCAGGTTCTGGTTGAGGAACATGTTGAAATGCAAAATTTGGAACATCTTTTAACTTAAATGTAATTTTAAAATTTCCAGACATATATATTTATATACTAATTATATATGAATTATAATGTAAAATTTGTTTTTTTTATTGGATAATTCATATTTTGAATTCTTTCAAAATATACTTCACTATAATTTCTTAAATTTCCGTTACTTATTAAATCTTTAATATTACTATCATATTCAACATTTATATACCATCCTTTATTTAATAATTTAATTTTTCCCAAATATTCTTTTGTTGTATTATTAAACATATATAATGAAGGACTTAAATGACTAGTTTCATATGTTCTAAATATTTTTTCACCTAAAAGTTCAAATATTCTTTTGGCTGAATAACTACATTGTCCTGTGGCAATATATTTTGGACCTCCATCTAAACTAGGATATGTATATTGTGTGCTAAATAAACCTTTTGGAAAACAATGGCTAATATAAGGTTCATCTAATTTCCATACTTCGTCATTTTTTCTTAAAAGTAAATATAAAATTGTCTTTGTAGGACTAGACTTGTATAAATATAACTTATATATTCCCATATCTACATTTCCCTCTGGTTCCGGTTCCGGTTCCGGTTCTGGTTGCGGTTCTGATTCATTTCTAATTTCACAATTATATACATTAAAATCTTTTATATAACCATTAAATTTGGATATATTATTATCAGAACCTATATAAAGTATACTATTGTTAGCAGTATCACATGTATATCGCTGACAACATTTCAAATTATTGTCTATATATATATTCACATATTGATTAGAATGACTTATTCTTATTTTATGATAATAATTATAAGTTAAAGGATAATCTATTGTTATATCTTTATTACCAAAATAAACCATTAATTTGTAATTGTATATTCGCACACTATAATATTTATTTGTTTCATTTTTTCCATAACTAAATATTACATTACTATTATTCCATGCATTTTTCATATCATTTAACATAACATCAAATTCAAATGTTCTCTCTTTTGATCCTATTAAATTATTAGTAACTCCATTATTATCAAACATTTCAACAATTCCTGTCAAATTTGTTTCAAATCCAGATGAATAACTAAAAACGCTATTATATTGCGGTAATTGTGTAAGTGTAAAACTCGCTTGTGTCGCTTCTGATAAAGTTACAAACTGATCTAATTTAAATACTAAATATCCATTATTAAGATGTAATATACTATTTATTAATGTATAATTTAGTATATTGTAAGATATATCAAAACCTATTTCATTACCACTTACATCATATTTACTTATAGTTACATTAATTTCTTCTATACCTATACTATCTTCCCCTATTTCTATCAAAAATGATTGTATTTTTTTTTCATCATTTGATACTTTTAAATTCATATGTAATTCTTGCTCTAATGTGAAAGAATTATCTATCGGTTGATTTATTATATCTTTATTTTGCACATCAAATAATACTTTATCATTATCTATAGTAGTATCATATGAGAAATCATTATTATTTAAATATTTATTTGATAATATATAATTTTTTATAGTATTTGTTTGAGAATATACACTATCTACTAGTGTCATTGAAATATTTAATTTAATATGATAATTTGGTATTATTTTTACAACATTAGATTTTTCACTTTCTAATAATTTTCCATCATCAGTAGTATAACGAGATATTACATAATATGTATATTCTTCGCCATTAGTTAAACCAACTACTTTACAATTATTGGTTAAACTATCTAATATATCTATTAGATCATCATTGCTATCATAAATGTGATATTTCATATTTAAATTCATTGATACATCATTCCATGATAAATATGTCTGTTTATTTAAATTACTATAACCAGTTAATAATGGCGTAGCTAAATACATTTCTGGTTCTGGTTCTGGTTGAGGTTCAGGTTCTGGTTGTGGTTCAGGTTCTGGTTGTGGTTCAGGTTCAGGTTCAGGTTCAGATTCAGGTTCAGGTTCAGGTTCAGGTTCAGGAGGATTATATAATACATGTCTTCCATAAACTTCAAACTCTTCAAATGCAATAGTATACCCAGTTAATGTATTTAACAAACCAGGTAATGGTTCATTATGAAGTTTTGAAAAATTAAATATGTAAGCTATATACACATCATTTTTTCTAGTTAATTGTTTATTTGTAATAGTAACAATATCATCATTTGGTAAGTCTTTTATAGTATATAATTTATCAAAATATACATTATCTATTGAACCATATATAGTTATTTCTTTAGGTAATGCCTCATAATTTAATTTAATATCTGAATCTCCTATTTTATTTTTGTTTTTTATATAAATTATCTCTTCCAAGTTGTATAAATCTGGTAACTTAAAATAAAAATAATCACCATCTACTACTAAATTTGTTCCAGATATATCTAAATTCTTTGAAAATCTAGGTTCTCCTAAAAAGTATCGTTGTATTTCTTCACCTCTAAACCAAGTATCCGAATTATTATCAAATGCATTTACTAAATCAAATTCTACATTTGATGATAAATCAAGAGTACTTGTTTTAATATTATAAACTCCTGCACCATTTTTAAAATATTCTATTTCTTTAGTTACATTTACTGATATTTCTGAACCACTAATATCATTATTTTTTGATAGAAAAATAGGTGGAAATTTAAATAATTCACCTACTAATGGTTCAGGTTCAGGTTCTGGTTCAGGTTCAGGCTGAGGTTCAGGTTCTGGTTCAGGTTCTGGTTCCGGTTCTGGTGATTCGGGTTCCGGTTCCGGTTCAGGTTCTGGTTCAGGCTCTGGCTCTGATTCCGGTTGTGGTTCTGGTGCCGGAGGAGAAGGAGCATTTAATAAATCTAAATTTAATATTCTTACTTCAAATTTTATGTTCACCATAAAATAAATGTATATTATTTTACTCTAAAATTAATCTTACATCAATTCGTTCCATAGGTATCCCAAATTTATAAAAATACAAATTTTTTATATAGTTAAAAAAATCTTCTTGTTGTTGCTCATTTGTTAAAAATGTTTCCTCTACATTTTCCAACATTAATCTAAATATTGTTTCATCTTCAACTTTTAACATATAATTTGGATTTGTTATAATTGGATAACGTCCTACTTCAAATAAATTTCTTAAATAATATACTTCCAATTCCGTCATATTTACATAATAATTAAATATTTCACTTTTAAAATGCTTATCTACATCTAATGCATCATTTCCTTCAAACTCTATTATTCTACTCGGTGTTAATCCTTTGCTCACAAATTCTCTTCTAAAAAAATCTAACATATTATTTATTTCAGTTTCATCTAATTCAGATAAATTAATATTTTCCACAATATAACTAACTTCATATTCTTGGTCGTCTATTTTTTCTATTTCATCAAACTTTACATCTATATCACCATCTCCTGTTATTTCTTTTAATTCTGTTAATTTATCTTTTGTTGAATCAAATATATCTAATATTTTTTCTCGGCTTATACTTATTTCTTTTGGTGGACAGCATTTTTTATATATTTTTTTTGTATCAACCTTACTTTTACCATGATAAAAAGTATTTAATGGAACTATTGTTTCACAAAAATAAGTATTGTTATATTTTTCACGTGTTATTTTATCTGATGCTGTTACTGCACCTTGAACTGCATAATGAACATTATTTGGCTTAAAATATGCAACCGAACAATTACCTAAATAATCTTTAGTATTTGTATTACGTATATAAAACTCCCTTTTATCATATTTTCCATATAATTTTATACTTTCTTCTTTATCCAAAAAGTTGGTTTCTTTTTTATTAAATATCAAATTACGATTTTGATAATATGTATTACTTTCACTAAAATAATTTTTTGCTATTTTTGTATTTGATTGACGAACACTACTTAATGCACCTTTTTGAACACAATCATTTGCACAATTATTTACCAAATCATTTACATTTTTATTCGTCTCTAATGTTATTACATTTCCATCACATTCATCATCATTTGATACTATATTACTCATACCACCTGGTCGCTCTATTTGTCGTAACGTATTATTTGTTCTATTATTTGATATTCCACGTTTCAAATTTTTACTTAAACGATATACGTTATTTATTGGTCTATCTACATACTTTATTTTATCTCCTTTATTTAAATCATGTATATCATTATCTCTTACTGGAAGTGCATATGAATTCATTTTAACACGTATTTTGAAATACATTATTAATATATATATATTTAAAAATATTTAAAGAATAATTCAATATATATATTGTCTCACTTTAGCTCAGTTGGCAGAGCGTTGGACTGTAATTGTTTTGTTGTGGTTATCCACAGGTCGCTGGTTCGATTCCAGCAAGTGAGATCGATAACGAGTGTGATGTAATGGTAACATACACGCCTTCCAAGCATGATCCCGGGGTTCGATTCCCCGCATTCGTAAGTTTATTGAAATATTATATTAAATATATAATTATATATAATATAATGGGTATTTGTATGAGTAATACATCAGAAATAATGACTCTTAAAAATAATCATAAAGATGTGTTGAGATTTAAAGAAGAAACTATTGAAGATATGCAAAAAATTATTGATCAATTGCAAGAAGAATTACATAGTTATAATGAACATCATAATTTAGAAATAGCTAGTTATAAATCTTCTATTAAAAGATTAACTCAAACTAACAATAAGATTTCCCCAGATACTTCGTTTTCCCACCACGAATAAAACATACAGGTGTGTTTGTTTTTGATTTTAATGTATATGGAGCATCATATTTACCATTATATCTTGAATCACCTGCAGTGTTATTTCCAAAGTTTCCTTTTAAACTATTTGCTGCTTTATTTATAGTTTGATATTTTAAATTTTCTAATCGTGTTCCTGCATCTACTGCTCCTTGAACACTATAATTTGGATTTGAATGTTTAATAATATTACATTTATTTCCATTACAACTCATATTATCACTCTTAGTTTGGCTATCATTAAATGTTTGATTTCTGTATTTTCTTAAATCTTCTAAACGAGTATGATATTTAACCTTTCTACCATTTTCGTCTTTCTTTGTTTCCAATAATGTTGGATGATGTATTTTAGTTCTAGCTATTTGTTCATGATTTATACATAATCCTTCTACTTCATGTGGATTATCAGATTTACTTATTTTAGATGTTGTTTTAACAAATCCTACATTACTATCTTCACCAGATGGTGTTGTTCCATAATTTACTATATTTGTTCCTGGTTTTTCCATACTTTCAAACAATGTTGTCTTTGAACCAGTTACTTTAGTACCAACATAACCTCTTCTAAATATATTTAGCGGCTTTGCCTTGAATGCTGTTTTTGAATTTTCATCATCTGCTGGACGTATATTTGCTGGAACTTTAGTGCCTACAAATTCACCTTTATTTTCACTGGTTGTTTTCCAGTTTTGATTCTTTGAAAACATTTTAAATCTATAATTTGATAAAACCATAATAATATAAGTATAGAAAATATATATTCGCAATATATATTATGTTTAACGATATTATTCAACTTTTATTAATATTATTTTTATTTATTATTATTTATAACATTTTCAATTACTTGTTTCCATTAAGAGAAGGTTGGGGATGTGGTCCGGGATGTCGTAGACACAGAAAAAAGAAAAAAGAGAGAAGAAGAAGAAGAGCAGCAGCAGCAGCAGCTGCAAAATTAGCTGCTGAAAATGCTAGAACCGATCAACAAAACGAAAGTAAAAAGATAATGAAATCTCAAGCACCTGATGTAGTAACTCAAGGATTCGCTAATATTGAAGGATTCAAATTTAAAATATTAAGAAATAAAGATCAGAATTGGCACGACCATAAACATAGATATGAAGGGATAGATTGGCTTACTTGGAAATCATTCACTCAAACTAAAATAACTACTCAAGGTATGGAAAAATTAAAAATTAGACGTAATAAAATTATTGATGACATTAATAACACTATTAAAAATAAAACAACACCTGAAGGTTACAAAATTGGACAAGAATATTGGAAATATATGGGTTTGTTAGAAAACACTGAATTAAAAAAAGAATTAGAAAGTATGGTTACAAATACAGATATTAAAGATAGTAAATTTAAAATAGATTATAAAAATAAATTGGAAGGTTTTTTGAAAAATGCCTATGAAGAAAACCGAAAAAAGGAAATGAATACATATATACAAGGTGAAGGGTCAGCTGAAATTATTGGTGATTATTTTACTAATTACACAGAAGGATTTAATTCTTCAACATTAAGTTACCCTGATGATCTAGGAAGATATAGTGAAATCTATATGATGAATGATGGAATGCAAATGGGTCAATTAAATAAAATTAAAAATAATTACAATATTTCAGAAGAAGATGCTAAAAAAAGATACTACGACAATTCATTAAGTTATCTAGAAGATTGGCATGTAAAATTAGGTGAATTAATTAAGCAAAAAGGTATTACTACAACACAAATTAAACTTGCAGGCGGTGCTTAAAATAAAATCTTGTTATTTAATATATGCAATTAAAAACATTACAAATATTAAATGCTTTTTTTATAATTTTAGTTATTTATAACATTTATAGTTATTTTATGGATAATGTAATTGACCCTCCATATATAGAAGGTTTTAAAATGAAATTATCAGCTAGTGATAAAAAACAAATTATCAAAAATGAAGTTAAATTAGAAGAAATGGAAAAACGTATGACATCTCTTGAAGAAAGTATGAAGAAACAACAAGATGATCTTCAAAAAGCTAAAGATGATGCTGAAATGCAACAAGAACAACAAGAAGTTCAAGCAGAATTAGCTGCTCAAGCTAAAGATATTGGAAATGAATAAAACAATTCAATAAATATATTATAACATCTTATAATATGAGTAATACATTAGATGAACCTTACCCATATTATAAACATATTAAGAACCCGCGACAACTTAAGATGAGTGATAAGGGAACATTAAATCAAGCTGCAAAAAATGTAACAGGTTTAATAGACTATGTAGAAGTATTAACTACTGGAAAATCACGCGCATCTGGAAATAAATATTTAGGAGATAAAAAATTTGTAGATACAGGAGTTACATGTGATTCTATAAATGGTTTAACTGATTTTGACAAAAAAAATGGAATTACAAAATCATATAGGAGCATTTATATAGATAATATTCCTAATGAAAATGCATTAGGAGGTTTTGTAGATGTTCGTGATTTAGGATTAAAAGGTGCTCCAAAAGGTTTAGTTCCTGGTGTTTTATATAATATTTTAGATATTAACCCATTTAATATAGTTAAAGCTATGGGGAGTAGTAATGATAGCTGTGTTAAAGTAAAATTAAAAACTATAAATAATCAAAATGTAACTAGTTCACAAGAAGGATACATTAGAATAGATGATATTAATGGTATCCATGAAAGCAATTTTGTAGGAACAAATAAAAGTGACGTTAAACAATTAATTAAAAAAAAAATAAATAATACAAAGGATCCTTTCGGTAATATGATTTCAAAACCAAAAAAAAATACAAAAAAAGCGATAAAAGATACTTCAAAGAAAAATCTAAACAAACCTTTTATTGAAAGCTTAGATAAAAGTGCACCTTTTTACACCATAGAACCTAGACAAATAGCTGAAGATATTGATAATTTTAATATATTTATGAAATATGGTCTTGGTATTACATGTGGATTATTAGGTGGATATATATTATATCATGCTGTAAAAAAAAATTATAATGAAAAATAATTATAATGCTATTAATGTCTTAATTATATATAAATATAATTTAAAAAGATAACCATATCAAATATTATAATGGCATTCATTTATAATATTTGCTTTTTGCTTTCTTACGTACATTTCGCTTTATCTTTCAATACAACTAGTAGTGACCATTGGTCATTGTTTCAAAAATTTATTAAACATTTTGACAAAAAATATCCATCCATCGGTGAATTCAAAATGAGATTTGATATTTTCAGAGACAATATTGATTATATTAATAGTGAAAACTCAAAAAAATATAAGTATAAACTTGGTGTTACTCATTATGCTGATTTAACGCCTGAAGAATTTTCTAATCGTTTTGGCTTAGCTATACCAACATTTGGTCCTACTTGCGAAACATATAAATATGCACCAGAATCTATGGTTCCAGAACAATGGGACTGGAGAGATCATAATGCAGTTACTAGTGTTAAAGATCAAGGTCAGTGTGGTTCTTGTTGGTCATTTAGTGCTACAGGAGCAATTGAAGGTGCATGGGCTAGAACAACTGGTAAGATGGTTGATTTATCTGAGCAACAATTATTAGATTGTGCAGGAGGTAGACCTTATGGAAATCATGGTTGTAATGGTGGATTAATGGATGGTGCTTTTGAATATGTAACAGATAATGGTTTATGTAGCGATGAGAGTTATCCATATACATCAGGAACTACAAAAAAAACTGGAACTTGCGAAGAAACATGCAAACCAGTTGTTACTACATTAAATACATGTTATGATGTTACTCCAAATAATGAAGTTCATTTAAAGGATGCAGTATCAAATAATCCTGTATCTGTTGCAATTGAAGCTGATACACGCGTATTCCAATTATATACTGGTGGTATTATTACAAGTGAAGCATGTGGAACTAATTTAGATCATGGTGTTTTAGTTGTAGGTTATGGTGAAGATGATGATACTAAGTATTGGATTGTTAAAAATAGTTGGAGTGCTTCATGGGGTGAAAATGGATATGTAAGAATTGAAAGAAGTGATAGTGAAAATGATAAAGGTATTTGTGGTATTGCAATGCAACCATCACTTCCGGTTGTTTAATTCTTTATTTAATATTGATTGACACATTCTTAAACACAATGCAAAACTTGCGCCACTATGTCCGTCTTCTATTACAGCATTTCCTATTTGATTAACACGTTTATCATCAGACCACATAAATCCATTTTTATCATTAAAATTAGCTACAAATTCACTTAATCCTTCTTGACTTTTAATATAAGACAGCATATTGTCTACTTGCTCTTGTTGATGACTTGGTATTTCTTGATTGTTTGACATTTTTTATAATTATTTATTATTTAATTATGAAAAATCAATTTTAATATTTATTATTTAAAATACTTATTTGCGTTGTTTGCGAGTTTTTTTTCCTTTTTTTCCTTTTTTACCTTTTTTACCACCTTGTTGTTTTTTGGTATTTTTCTTTTTCATGCTTTTTCCTTTTGATTTTTTACCACCTTGTTGTTTTTTGGTATTTTTCTTTTTCTTACCACCTGCTTGTGCAGGAACAGCCATACCGAGTGTTTTTCCCATACTTTTCATTAAATCAGACATTGACATTATAATTTATAACAATATTATAAATTATACTAAATCTTTAACTTATACTCTTACGCGACGATAAAATTCATATGCTGCTAAACCACCTGCGACTTGAGCAATTACATATGGTAATAAATCATCTCTTGGTAATTTGTTTGCCATAGCCATTACTACAGAAACAGCAGGATTAACATGACCACCTGAAATTGGTGCGGCTACCATAATTGCCAAAATCAATGCTAAACCAATTGCTACAGGATTACCTGTTGCTAAAATAACATACACAAAGAAAGCAGTTGCTACAAATTCTACTAAATATTTGTTCATTATAATATACCTAAACAAAATATTTATATGCGTGCATGTTTAAGTGGAACATATGCACCATTATTTGCACCACCAAAGCTGGATACGTTATAAGTTTTATTCATTGCTACTTGGCGTTTAAATTTGCTATATGTAGATGAATCATATACATATGTAGTATTGCAACTAGCTGGTGCAACATTTGAGCTATCACATACTGACTTTAAACTTCCCCTAAACATGGAAACTAATTGATTTTTATTTGTGTTACTTAATTGGTTAGGACCCCCACAGCTATAATTTCTACGTGATAATGAATCACCTGCGTTATTAGCTACTCTAAATGGTGTCATATTTGTGGATTTAGCTTCTAAAGCTTTGCCATTCCAAACTCTTCTTAATTCCATTCTGTTTAATGATTTAAAATTGAGACGATTCATTAATAATACTGGTCTATTTGTAAATCTTGAATTTCCGGTTGCTTTTTCCATTATATATTTGAAACATAAAAAAAAAATATACTTAATTATTTTAACTATTATTCTTAATTATGTTATTATTCTAGGTGCTATATTCATCGTCATTAATTCTTGAAACAACAACTTACAAGAATATGGTATTTCTACATAAGAGAAATCTGTTTTATTACTACACATATTACATACATGAATATGTAAATCATCATTATAACTTGCAATCATTCCACATTTCTTGCAAACATGAACCTTGAATTTATCTGAAGCATCATATACACGACCTTTTGTAAACCTAGAAGCTCCGTGACTCACCATACAATCTCTCTCCATTTCTCCAAAACGTAATCCACCATCACGTGACCTTCCTTCTGCTGGTTGACGTGTTAAATTCACCATCGGACCAATAGAACGACTATGTTGTTTATCTTTTACCATATGCTTTAATCTTTGATAAAAGACTGGTCCTACGAAAATACTAGTTTCTATTTGTTCTCCTGTTAAACCATTGTATAACAATGTATTTCCATAACTTTCATAATTCAATTTTTTTAACTCTTCAACTATATCTTTTATTCCCAATGTTCCAAAACTTGTTCCATCACCAAATAAACCCAACTCTATTAATACTTTACCTAGTAAAGTTTCTTTTAATTGCGCAATAGTCATACGAGATGGAATAGCATGAGGATTAATAATCAAATCTGGTTTTATTCCATCTTCTGTAAATGGCATATCTTGTTCTGGAATAATATTTCCAATTGTACCTTTTTGTCCATGTCGTGAACTAAATTTATCACCAATTACAGGTTTTCTTACATTGCGTGTTCTTACTTTTGCAAAATTATACCCATCTCCATTTCTAGCAATATAATTTCTATCTACATATGTTTCTTCTGATGTTCTATAACATTTACTACAATCTTCATATTTAATTACTTTTGTATGATCATTTCTATTTTCTTTTATTGGTATTACTTTTGATATAATAATATCTCTATTTTCAAGTAATGTATTCTCTGGAATAACTCCTTTATTATTAATTTTATTGTAGTTTGCAAACTTCATACCCTTTGTTTTTGAAGGGTCTGGTTTACATCTAATTTCTTCATCACCATGTATTTTCTTATCTTCATCTTTTTCTGTATGATATATTGTTGCTTGAAATAATCCTCTATCTATTGAACCTTTATTAAACAGCAAACTATCCTCTTGATTATAACCAGTATGTGTCATAATTGCTACTATCACATTAGAACCCGATGGAATTTTATTTATTTGCAATATATTCATTACACGTGTATCTACCAATGGACGCATTGGATAATTCAATACATAAGCGGTCTTGTCCATTCTAGTATTATAATTTGTAACATATACACCCATCGCTTGTTTGCCCATAGCACACTGATATGTGTTTCTAGGTGATTGATTATGCTCTGGAAATGGAATACATGAAGCCAATACACCAAATATTGTACTAGGATGTATCTCACAATGTGTATAATTATATTTTATATTGCTTTCTTCACATAGCTTATTTGGATTCATAACTACCATTGAAGTATCTTGTTCATCTGGATCAACATATTCTACAACAGAATTATCTATTTTACAATCTGTTAACAAATCATTCCAAATTAATTTATCATTTTTCAAATCATCAATTATTTTATATGACATTAACAATTTATTATTATTGACTTTCAATAATGGACGTGTCAAACGACCACCATCGTTACATATTTTTATTTCAAGTGCTTTTATATCAAATATAATTGACGTATATATATTTATAATTCCTTTATATTTCTTTTCTTTCATATCCAAGTAAAATTTATATGGTTCGTTAGTAATTCCTACCCATGCACCATTTACTATTACCTTTACTTTATTATGTAATTCTGTTTCCTTTAAATTATCTAGAGGTATCATTTTATTTTCAATATAATTATGTATTGGTTCACTATCTGAACTAATAGTTACATGTGTCATATAACTTAAATTCTTTACAACACCTACTGATTGACCTTCCGGTGTTTCTGCTGGACACAAAAATCCCCAACTAGTATTATGTAACATTCTCGGTGGAACCAATTTACCACTTTTATCTATAGGTGTGCTTATTCTTCGCGAATGACTCAAACTAGAAGCATAGGTTAATCTATTTAACACTTGTGCTACACCTACTTTTGTATTATTAGTTGATTGCTTTATTCCAAAATCACCTGTAGACAAGGCGCGCTTAATACCATTTTCTATTGTAGTTGATTTAATTATTTTATAAATATTTGTTTTATTTATTATACTCATGTAATCATCACTACTCTTCCATGAACCTGAATTAATTTCCCTTACTACTTGTTTTTGCATATCTTTAACTAATTTATTAAAGTAATTTCTAAACAAATTATTTATTAAACTACCTGTTAAATCAATACGTTTATTTAAATATGAATCTCTGTCATCTTGACCACTATATCCCAAAAATGCGTTTAATAGTTTCTTTGCCATATAACCTAAGAAATATATCTTTTGTGTTAAATTATGACAATGAGGAAATAAATCATTATTTAAAACATCTTCAGTAAATTCTCTCTTCTTTTGAGCTCCTTTTTCTTTATCCATATTTATTGGTGTATATGCTACATTATTAATCAAATAATCCATTGCTTCCTCTTGTGTTTTTATTGCATTTGCATCTATTATTGAAGCTTGTAAACTATATTGTAATTTCTTTTCTACATTCTCATGATCATTTAGATGAATATAATTACATATTTTTTTATCACTCATTACTCCTAATGCACGAAACAATACAAATAGTGGCACTGGTTGTTTTATTCTAGGTATTTGTATATATAACCCATATCCATAACCATTATTTTTTGTAGATACCATCATATTTATTTGTTTTGGACTAATACATTTATAATCTGGAACCGATTTTAATTCTGCTATCCATGACCATTTTGTATTATTCTTTGATACGTTAAAACAATATATTCTATTTTCTGCTGACCTCTCTTGACCTAATACTGTTTTCTCTGAACCATTTATTATAAAATATCCTCCTGCATCAAATTCACATTCACCTGATACTTTAGGATTAATATGATTATATTGTTTTAATACACATAAACTTGACTTTAACATAATTGGCAACTTACCTATATGAACTTGACTTATTGTTTTATGCATTGTTTGCACATTTTCCAAATCATCACCTGTTCTAATTATATATTTTATATTCAAATCTAATGTCATTGGTGACGAATAAGTAAAATTTCTCAATCTTGCCTCTTGAGGAAACATTAACTTAGTTGCACCATTATTTTCATGTATTGCTGGTCTATATATTTGAAAATTTGAAAATGTTACAAACAACTCCAAACTATATTTGTTCAAAGTTGCATTAAAACTTTGCTCTGATTTAATATGAACCGGATTAAACATTTCTATTGTTTTCATTATTTGATAATTAACAAATACATTATATGATTCTAATTGATGTCTTATCAATTGATTCAAATATTGACCCTTGAAGTAAGACTCTATAATTGTCCATGGCTCTTCAATATAATTTTCTTCAATATTTAACTTACTTGCATTAGATGACATATTTGTATTTGTTGACATATTTTTAATTATAATTATATGTTTAATATATTTTTCAATTTTATTGTTTTGTTAGTTATTTCTATTAATTTTTAATTATTAATTATAATATACCATGAGCTCTATGAAAAAAAAAATAGCTATTAATCCTAGTCTTTTTCAAATAGGTAAAAAAAATAAAACTACTAAAAATAAAGAGAAAAAAGAAAAACCTAAGGCTTTAATTAGTCCTAATGTTATGAAAAAACAATTATTAGCTAAGATTAAAGAACATCAACGTCAAAATCAAAATAATAATTATAAAGATCAAGAAAAATCTGTCAAAGAATTTAGTGATGATTTTAGTAATTCACTTAATTATTTATCTGACTTGGTCAAAGAAAAAAATAATAACGCAAAATTTAAACCTACCATTACTTCTAATGAAGTAATCAATGAGCCTAATGATTTCCCACAACAATTAATGGTTCAAACTCAACCAGTTACTCCAGTTGTTCAAACACCTATGATTCAAACACCTATGATTCAAACACCTATGATTCAAACACCTATAGTTCAAACACCTATAGTTCAAAGACCTATAGTTCAAACACATATAGTTCAAACACCTGTTTCTGTTGTTCAAGAACCTTTCCATGTTGTTGAAAACCCCATAAATACACCTATTTTATCTGATCCTCCATATGGATGCTTAAAAAATGCGTCCAAACCTACTTATCGCAATTGGATGAATAGTAATTTATCTCAAAAAGATATTAATAATATTCAATCTAGACAAGAAAAGTTACAAACTTTAAAAGATAACTTTAATCCGAATAAAAAACAAAATTTTATTTTAAAACGAACTATAAAAAAAAAATACACATTAGGCAGAAATAAAAAGAAAAATACTATTTCTGTTTTAATTAAAGGAAATAATTTAAGGCAAAAAATTACGCACGAAAAACATGCTCTTACCAAAAAAAACATGTTAGATGTTAAACGATTTTTAAAAAAACATGGATTAATTAAGGCTGGAACTACTTGTCCTAATGATGTTTTACGAGAAATGTATCAATCTGCTGTTTTAACAGGATATGTTTCAAATAAAAACACTGAAAATTTAATTCACAATTATATTAATTCTTAAAATTGATTAATATTTAAATAAATAATATTAAATTAAAATATAATGATTATTCCTATTAAATGTTTTACATGTGGAAAAGTTATTGCTGATAAATACCGATATTATTTAGAAGAAGTGCGTAAATTAAAAAATAATGATAATAATGATCCTGTTGTTTATTTAACAAAAACAAATACTAATAAATCTCCAGATGGTATTGTTCTTGACCAATTAAAAATTAATAAAATTTGTTGTAGAAGACATTTTATTACTCATGTTGATATTGATTAATTTCTCTATATATATTATTATGGCTACTAGAAAAAATCTTAAATTTAAAAAGAAAAACTCTTTCAAAAAAAGAGCTCGCAAAACGCAAAATAAAAAAAGAAATTATAAAAAAACTAAAAAATGTGGCTGCTCTATTAAATTTTTTGGCGGTAAAAGAAAGCAAAGAAAGCAAAGAAAACAAGGAAAACAATTGTCATTAAAAAAACAAAAAGGTGGTGCTGGATTAACTGCTTTACTTCCTAGTGAAATTAATAATTTAGGACAAAGTATTTACCATAGCATGAAATACAATAATGCTGTATATACTGGAAATGATTACCCTGTTAATCCTCATCCATCTGTTCAACCTAATATGAATAAACACAATTAATATATTTTTTCTTTTATATATATATAATGGCTCAATCCATACCTAAAACTATTAAAGAATTATGCACACCTGCTGCAGTTTACTTTATAATCTCATTTATTTCTCTTTTTGTTATTGCTATTCAAAATAGAAAAAACGATAAAAAGTATTGTGTAGGAGATTATGAATGTGATGTATCAAGCACTTTCATTGTTTTCGTTATTAAAATTGTATATGTATTATTCTGGACATGGGTATTACATCTAATTTGCCGTGCCGGTTATACTAAATTATCATGGTTCATTGTTTTACTTCCATTTATTTTAATGTTTGTGCTTATTTCTTTATTGTTAATTACTAATTAATTTTGTTAGATATGTATTAAAAATACTTATTTTAATATATATATATGAGTAATATTGATTCTACCAGTTGGAAAATTATAGATAAATATTTCAATGAAAACAAAAATTGTCTAGTAGAACATCATTTAGATAGTTTTAATAGTTTTTATAGTAACGATATTTTTCAAGTATTCAATGAACTTAATCCTATTAAAATTAGAAAAAATTACGATGATAAATTAGAAATTTATGACTTTGAATGTAATATTTACATGGGTGGTAAAGATGGACGTAGTGTTTTTTTTGGTAAACCTATCATTTACGATAACAATTTTACTCACTTTATGTTCCCGAATGAAGCAAGACTTCGTAATATGACATATGGAACTTCAATACACTATCATTTACTTTTTGAATTTAAAATTAAAAATAAAGCAGGTGAATTTGAAACAGATACTTTAACAAAAGAAAATGTTTTCTTAGGACGATTCCCTATTATGGTTCAATCTAATTTATGTGCTCTAGCTAATTTACCTCCACTACAAAGATATGAATTAGGAGAATGTAAAAATGATTATGGTGGATATTTCATTATTGATGGCAAAGAAAAAGCTATTGTTCCACAAGAAAAATTTGCTGATAATCTTCTGTATGTTAAAGAAAATGATGCTAACTCTCTATATTTATATAGCGCTATTATACGCAATGTTTCTGAAGACGCATCTAAACCTGTTAGAACTATGAAAATGCATATTGTTGCACCATCTGATAAATATACTAATGCCAATATTGTCGTTGAAGTCCCTAATGTGCGTAAACCTATTCCTCTTTTTATTTTAATGAGAGCACTTGGTTGCACATCTGATAAAGATATTATTCAAACATGTCTTCTTGATTTAGAAAAACATGAAGATTTTGTTGATTTATTTGTTCCTAGTGTTTATGACGCTGGTGGTATTTTTACACAAGAAAATGCTATCAAATTTATTTCTACATTTTTAAAACATAAAACTATTCACCACACTTATGAAATTTTGATGAATTATTTATTACCACAAATAGGTGAACTTAATTTCAAAAATAAAGCACTATTTTTAGGTCATATGTGTTTTTCATTACTTAAAGTATATAAAAAAATTGAAAAACCTACAGATAGAGATAGCTTTGCATTTAAACGTGTTGAATTACCTGGTTCTCTTATTTATGATCTCTTCAAAGAATATTTCATTCTTCAACAAAAACAAATATTTTTAACCATTGATAAAGACATCAATTATCACTATAAAAATAAAATTAATCTTGGAACTGAAGCTATTATTACTATTTTTAATGATAATTTAAACAAATATTTTGGAGCTAGACTTTTAGAAAAAGGATTTAAACGTGCTTTTAAAGGTAATTGGGGAGCAACTCCTCACACTAAAAGAGTTGGTGTATTACAAGACCTTAATCGTCTTAGTTATTATTCTTTTATTAGTCATTTGAGAAAAGTTAATTTACCATTAGATGAAAGTGCAAAAGTTGTTGGACCTCGTTTATTACATAGCTCTCAATGGGGTATTATTGATCCTGTTGATACACCTGACGGAGCTAATTGTGGTCTTCATAAACATATGACTCTTATGTCTAAAGTATCAACCGGATATAGCAAAGATAAATTATTAAAATGGCTTAATAATCATCTTGAACTTATTTTACTTGAAGAATCTAGTCCTATTGAACTTTTCAATTTAACAAAAGTATTTATAAATGGAGCTTGGGTTGGATCATTTGATAATCTTATTGAAAAAGTTAATATATCTAGACAATGTAGACGATTAGGACTTATTCCATTTTCCACTAGTATATCTTTTTCTATAAAAGATAATAGTATTTTATATTCTACCGATAGTGGAAGATTGTTCAGACCACTATATTATCTAGATAATTATTCCCCTAGTTTTAAAACAACACATAATATTGATAAAATATCATGGAAACAACTTTATACTGGTGTGCAAGATAAAATAAATGTTGATGATAATAACTTTTATAAACATGACTTTGTTTATTCAGCAGATAATGAATTTATTGATACATATAAAAAAAATAAATCTATTATTGAATACATTGATACTCTTGAAAGTGAATCTCTTCTTATATCAACTAATGTTTCACAATTATCTTCTAAGCATAGTTACTCTCATTTAGAAATTCATCCTTCATTATTATTTGGAGTTATGGGTAATCTTGTTATTTTCCCTGAACATAATCAACTCCCACGTAATTTATTTTCATGTGGTCAAAGTAAACAAGCTACTTCTCTTTATCACACCAACTTTAATAATAGAGTTGATAAATCTGGTATTGTTTTAAATTATGGACAATGTCCACTTGTTAAAAGTAAATATTTGAAATACTTCAACAACGAAGAAAATCCATATGGTGTTAATACTATTGTTGCTATTATGTCACATGGTGGTTATAATGTTGAAGATGCTATTCTAGTAAATAAGGGAGCCATTGATAGAGGATTATTTAGAACTACTTATTTTAATACATATGAATCTTATGAAGAAAGCTCTCAAGTTGCTGGAAACGAAGTGGATTCAGTTTTTTCTAACAATAAAGTTGATGTTGAAAATACTAAATTTGATTATAAATATGACTTCCTTGACGAAAATGGATTAATACGCGAAGAAACTCCTGTTGATGATAAAACCATTATTATTGGAAAGAAAAGCACTGATAGCGAATCTAATAAATATTATGATAGTTCTATGGGTCCTAAAAAAGGACAAATTGGTATTGTTGATAAAGCATTTATTACTGCAGGTGAAGAAGGTTTTAGAATAGCAAAAGTTCGCATTCGTGAAAATCGTATACCTGCAATTGGTGATAAAATGGCTTCTAGAGCTGGACAAAAAGGAACTATTGGACTTGTTATTGAAGAAGAAAATATGCCTTTCACTGAAGACGGATTAAAACCTGACTTAATTATTAATCCACATGCAATTCCTTCACGTATGACTATTGGACAACTTGTTGAATGTATTATGGGCAAAGTTTGTGCTAATATTGGAACTTTTGGTGATTGCACAGCATACAATACTGGGTCTAATAATATGGAATTATACCAAAATGCACTTAAAAATATGAACTTTGAATCAAATGGTAATGATATTCTTTACAATGGAATGACCGGTGAACAAATTAATAGTGAAATCTTCATTGGACCTACTTACTATATGAGACTTAAACATATGGTTAAAGATAAAATTAATTATCGCGCAAGAGGACCTATTATGTCACTTACAAAACAACCTGTTAAAGGTCGCGCTAATGATGGTGGTTTACGTATTGGTGAAATGGAACGTGACGCTGTTATTGCTCATGGTGCTGCTTCATTTTTAAAAGAATCACTTGTTGATAGAGGTGATAAATATTCTATTGCTATTTGTAATGCTACCGGAACTATTGCTGCATATAATCAAGAACAAAATATTTTCTTTAGCCCTTTCGTTGATGGACCTACACATTATATTTCCAATATTAATGATATTAGCAAACAACGTCTCCATAATATCAGTAGATATGGTAGATCATTCAGTATTGTTCAAATACCTTATACATTTAAATTATTAATTCAAGAACTTCAAACTATGAATATTCAAACACGTATTATTACGGAAGATAATGTTAATCAAATAATGTCACTTAGTGGTTCTGATAACTATAAAAAACTTACATTTGATAATGAAGTTAATTTACTTGCTCATATTAATCATTCTTTCAACTCTTTTTCTTCATTTAATCAAAAACGTAATACTGATATTGAAAACCTTAGACATCTTGATAAAGATGAAGAAAATAAACCAGATACACCATATTCACCACCATATGCTCCTGGATCTCCTGATTTTAATCCATATACACCTCCTTCTCCCGGTGATTATGATAGTCCACCATGGGCTCCTGGTAGTCCTGGATGGGACCCTAATACTCCTGATAGTCCTAATGTTCCAAAGATACCCGAAAAACAAAACTCCGTTGACGAAGCTATTGAAATTAGTAAAATGCAATTTAACACTAAAAATGCTGAAGAAACATTTGTTAGTTTTTATAAGAAAAAATATCCTGAATCCACTGATGATCAAATGAGTTATGCTTATAATTCTTTCTTAAAAGATGGTCTTATTATTAAACCTAATAGCACTATTGAACCTACTGAATTTGTTGATAAAGATGAACAAAATGTAAAAAAAACTGAAATAGATTATTCCAAAGATGATATTGATACTTCTGATATTTTTGAAGAAAAAAAGAAAAAACCATCATCAGATGATGTTGATATTAATTTAGATGATGACGATGATGATAACAATGATGACCAATCTGGAGGTAAATTTACACTTAAAAAAACTATTAATTTGTAAATATTAATTAAAATTAAAATTGATTAAAAATATATTTATAAATTAATTATATAAATAATGTCAACTGATACTTCTATTAGTAGTTCTAACTTTTCAAAATTATATAAATCTAGAGAAACTATTTTAACTATATTGAAGCAAAATGGATTTAGCACCGATGGTTACGATAACTTTAGTTCTAGTGAACTTCATACTATGAGCAAAAATAAACAAATGGATATGCTTCTTGATAATGTTGATGGTTCTAAAATTTATATTAAATATCAATGTATTCTTGGTAATAAAATTAATGATAAAAATGTTAAAAATATTGTGGATGAATTATATTTTACAGAATTTATTTTAGGTAAAAATGATTGCTTGTTTATCGTTTCTAATGATGACCCTAATGATACATTAGTTTCTTATTTGAAAGATATTTGGGAACAAGAACATATTTTCATCGTTGTTGTTTCTCTTCAAAGATTACAATTTAATATTTTAGAACATACATTAGTTCCAAAACATACTATATTGAATAATGAAGAAAAATTACAAATGTATAAAAAATTTAATATTATGGGTGATAATCAATTACCTGAAATTTCACGTTTTGATCCAGTTGCTTCTATTCTTTGTATGAGACCCGGACAAGTTTGTAAAATTTTGAGATCTTCAAAAACATCTATTACTTCTAATTATTATCGTATTTGTATGAACTTTTAATATTATTAATTATTATTATGGCTACTAGCGCAACAACAAAAACTCTTGAAAAAAATATTGAAAAATATAAAGTTAATAATTCCAAAGTTGAACAACTCCTTAATGATAAAACTTATTTATATAATCACAATTTTTTATTTAGCATTTCACTAGTTGGAGGTGCTTTTTATTTAGGAATAAATATTTATAACAAAATGTTTTCTAATTAATATTACTTATATATATATGAGTGAAACTACTGACGCTGACGAAATTAATAATAAAATTGATGAACTTATTTCAAGACGCAAGAAAATGAATAGTGTTCTTTCTGAATCTAAACGTGCAAATATTGAAATGAATAGATTTAGTTTTGTTTATGTTTTTCTTAATCTTTTATTCATTGTAATTATTATTGCTGGTTACAAGTTAATTACTAATCCTAATTTTTCCGTTACTGGCGGTCTTGTATTAACAATTATAGCACTATGTGTTGCAATATTATATATTTAAATTTATATATATTTTAAAAAGCTTTTCTTATTAAAATATATGAGTGACAATACTGATAATTATGAAAATGTATATACACCTCTTAGTCGTCGAGAAAAAATTAATATGAAAAAAAATGCTAATAACTTGGTTGATAATTATGAAACAAATCAGCAACGTGAAATACGTGATGCTGCTAAAAATCAAACTCTTAGTTTACATGCTGAAAATGGCATTAATGTGGATAGTAAAACCATTAGAGATAATGGAGCTCCTATTAATATTTTTACTACAAAATATCAAAGTTCAAATAATGTTGCACCTCCTGTTAATTTAGGATGCTTTCAAATTAATTATGATAATATGAGAATGTCCCTTGGTACACAAAAGCAAGGAAATACAAAACATAGTGATATTTTAGTAAAAATGGGTGATAATAATGTAATATTTCCAATGGTTGATGCAAGCAAATATAGCGCAGGTTTAAATGTTTCAGGAGGATTATCAGATATGGGAGCTATGACGTTTGATAAATGTAAAAATACTGCTATTGCAAGTAATAAACCTTTTTTTGCAATTGGACCTGGAAGTGATACCAATGATGACAAATTTTGCTTAATCGGAGATAATTCTTTATTGGAAAAGTTAACACACGATAATTCTTTTAAAAAAGGTTACAATATTGTGGAATACGATAACCTTCTTAAAAATAATACTAAATTCAATATTACCAAGGATAATAGTGGAGGATCTATGAAAATAAAAGACGGAACTATTAACTTTTATGATGCAAATAGCGCTTATTTTACTTCTTTAGATAATTTAATTTCTTACGATGCTAATCAAAGCGATACATCTTATTATTCTATAGAAACTTATGCTGAAAACCTTCTTTCTACAAATGACCTTTATTTTAGCGAAAACCCCGATATTCGCATTAACTTTTTTGATCAACAAGGATTAAATATTCCAAACGACCCTCACAATATGCATCAAAGAATGCAAACCATTTGTAATAATTTACCTGGATGTGTCGGATACACACATGCTGTTGACCAAAATAATAATAACATTTTTTACTTATTCAAAGACATGGATGAAAAATTTAAAATTCAAGCACCTATTGCCCAACCTGAATTTAATAGTGAAGGTAAAAATTATAAATCTATGAATTCTTACACCAAAGCTGATTATTCTACTGCTAATCCTGTTCTCAAAATTACAAATGAAGGCAAACTTATTTTTAATAGAAATAATAAAGATGTTGTTTTAGTTGACAATAGTGAAGAAAATATATCTATGATATCACACAACAGCGATTTTATTAGCAAACGAAAAGGAAATAAGAATTATATGAAAGAAGGAGAATATTTAATGCCTGGTGAATTTATTGCTTCTAACAATGGTGTTTATAGAGCTATTATGAGTGATAATGGTAATGTTGTTATGGAAAAAAGTCTAATTGGATGTTCTACTGATGCTAATGGAAATTTTACCGGAAGTGCTGACCCTTCTGTTTTATCTACAATTAATAATCCTGGTAACTTTTCTCTATATGCCGTTGATGGTGTTGATTATAATGTAAATAATAATACTACATTCCCTGCTACGCAAATAACTTATTTTGATAATACTAATAAAGCTGATTGCTTAGTGCAATGCAATAATAATGAAAGATGTAGTGGATTTTCATTTTTAAAAGATATTAATAAATGTGTATTATACCAAAATATTAACAAAAATAAACCTGCTCAAAATAATAATATTGATTTCTTTGATAAAAATGTTAAACCTGTTATGCAAGACGATTCTTTAGGAAAATTGGGTTATATTTCTGAAAGAGGTATTTTACATCAATATAATGATGAAGATATTACATTAACTAATGAATATTATAAACCTTTAATGAATACACAAGTCGTTTCAAATAAAATATTTACAAATGCTGAAACTGGTGATTCAAAAAAAGAACTTGGCGCTATTGATATACATAGTTATCCTATTGGAGCTGATATTACTAGCATAGAGGATGTATGTAAAGATAAATGTAATGAACTAGAAGATTGTGCTGGATATTCTACTAAATTACTTGCACCTTTAGACCAACAACTTTGTATAACACATAATAAAGAAATCTATAATTTACCAAAATTACCTGTTGATGTTAGTAATAAATCTCAAGTTTCTATTAAAAAACCTCTTGGAAAAAGTCATGGTTCTATTCCAAAAGGTGTTGTTAATGTAGACAACAACACATGGAACTCTTTTAGAAAAGGGGAAAATATGAATCCTGAAATTGTCTCTAGAAAAGAGAAACAAAAAAATATAAATCAGAAACAAGTATTCGATGCTGGTATGTATAAACGTTCTGATGATATAGGAACTATTGAATCATATACAAATGTAAAAGATGAACCTCCTAGTAATTCAGAAATTAAAAGAAGAGCTGAATTAATTAAACAATTACAAAATACTCCTATTGTTGAAGGAAATACAAATATGAGTGATGCTGTAACTAATTTAAGAGAACAACATAAAATAAATAATCAAAGTCGCTCTATTTTTGAAGCAACTGCCGAACATAATCAAAAAAATTTAGATAAAAATTTGGATGAAATTGTTACTTGGGGTATTATTGGTGTTATTACATTGATTTTAGGAAATGATTTAATTAATTATACAAAAGTTTAATTCTCAATATATACTATGTTGAGTAAAAGCACATATATATTTTTAATCTTTATTTCTGTTGTAATTATTATTACATTTTCATTCAAAAATAGTTGTGTTATTGAAGGTAATACTAATCCTGATGCTAATGAAAGTCTTCAAGACAAAATGAGTAACATTACGACTACATTACAAAATATTGCTAATACTTTTGATAATAGAAGAACTAGTGAAACTAGTCTATCTGATTTTAGTTCTGGATATTTAAAAGAAATTGAAACAATTTTAACTAATGTCGGTATTGGTGGCACACTAAGTGATGATGATAAAGCAGCTATAGAAAGTAAAATAATGCTAATATATAAAGATTTAGTCCAAGTGTATATAGATGCTGATAGCATTATGAGTCTACATAATAGTGAACTTGCAGCTAAACAAGACGAATTAAATGATATAATAGCAGGATATGAAGCCGCTAATGAAGTTACAAAAGAATTAGTTGATGATGAAACCGAACGCCTCAAACAAGACCAAGTTGGAAACTCTAGACTTGTTAGAAATACCCAATATTACGCAAAACGTTATGCTGATTTAGTATTTTTAGTGAAATGTATTATTCTTTTCTCTATTTTCATGATAATTCTCATATACTTCTCTAGCATGGGTTTATTATTTGACTTTATATCTGAAATCGGTATTCCATTCATATTTGCAGTAGGATTATTCGGTATTTGGATGATGTATGTAGACATCCAAAGAAGAAATCACTATAACTACGATGAATATAATTGGAATTTTATTCCTCCAAAAACAGAAACTTCTAGCTAATTATTTAAATTCATAATATTATATTTACTTATATTATTATGACACAAACAGATACTGAGATTGCTGAAGATTATCATAACTATTTAACAATGAAAGGTGAAAAAGAATTAAGTGAATATGAAAAAAATATGCGAAGAAGCTTTTACGAAAGCGAAGCTTTAGATAGTTTAAGAAATACTAATTATTACCTTATCATTATGTATTATACATTATTGATAGGATATCTTGCTGTAGTCATGTTTAAAATATTTTTCCGAAATAAAACTTTTACTGAATATACTTGGGAATTTGCAAAAATGTTTATATTATTATTATACCCATATTTCATGCGTTTTTTCTTTATTACCCTTATAGTTTCTCTGGTATCAATGATATGGAGAAATATACCAAAAGATTACTATGTTTTCTTTTAATTTTTCCATTTATTTTTTCATTAAATAATTAAAAAAAAATGTTTTTTTATTATTTAATTATTTATTCATCATATTCTTTTTCTACAAAACCTACATTTAACCATCCTTTTCGTGCATGACGTTTTCCGTAATATTTCGTCATCTCATTTTCTAAATCACTCTTCTTATGTTTCTTTGTAATATTATTTTCAATACAAAACAAATCATATTCATCTCGTAATCGTGTAATGGTAATTTCACTATCATCTCGTTGTTCAATACTTGTGGTCATGAAACACATAAGATGATCTTGACTCTTTCTATAATCTTCACTTGCTTCTTTAACACGTGAACAATCATGAACAATACCCTCTGTCTCAAATACACGATGTATTAATCTTGACAAAAATACACTTTTCCATGTTTCCAATTTAGCATCTAAATTTTCATCTATTTCAAACTGAAACTTTCTATTTGGTTCAAAATTTTCTTTTCTTTTGAATTTTGATTCAAATATAACAATACGAATACGACGCCACATACCATCGGATCTATCATTAATTTCAAATAAGTTATTTGTACATACAATTATTTTAAACTGAGGTTTAAATGTCATCTGTTTTTGAAATAATTCTCTCGCTGTAAGATCATCACCACCAGTAATTTCTTTCAATTTACCATCATTCAATTTATCACCTGTTGTAGGTTCATTAATAATAGCAAAACGAGCACCTTTTAATTGAGCAATTCCTGATGATGTTTGTCCTACACCTTCACGTTTTGAAACCATATACGATGTAGGAACTACACCATAATAATCTCCTAATACTGATTTCATTAATTCAATAATTTTAGTTTTACCATTAGAACCCGAACCATAAAAGTTGTTAAATGTTTGATTTTTATTTTCACCATTCAATGTTGAAGCTAATGTATCCCATATATATGATCTCAAACTTTCATCTGGAAACAATTGAGACATAAAAGCATCAATTTCTTTCATTATTTTTGGATCCCATTTATCAGGATGTGTGTAATTAACATGTGTGTTTTTAGAAACATAATCCTTTGCACTTCCTGGTCTAAACACTTTTTCTTTGAAATCAATTATGCCATTTTTTACTCCCAATAGTAACGGATTACTATCCAAACGTTCATAAAAGTCTGCATCATAAAATATTGATTCAGCTTCTCGCTTGATTCGCTCTTTTGGACCATTGTTTTTAATTTGATTACATATTTTTTGAATTTTTGCAATCTTCTCAGATAATGGAGCCCACTTGTCATCATCATTTTGAATATCTTTTATTTCCTGCAATAATGGCAATATTTTATCACAATACAAATTATACATTTCTGTTGACATAACATTACCTAATGTATGACCCGAATCTATTTCATTCCAATTATTTCCATTAAATTCAAACCACAACTTATTTTTTATACTTGCACATGATAATCTTGACACTAATAATTTATACAATACCATTGCTAAATTATAATCATTACATTCACGAATACTTTCCTCCAAATAATAATCCAATGTGTCTTTGTAAACTTCTTCATATTTATTTTCTTCATTTGGATTATTTTTACAATATTCATCCCAATGTGTGCGTGCCCAATACATTATTGAACCATAACCCAAACATCCTTCACCACAATCAAAATTATTCCATTCATCAAAACGCGTTCCTATATCACCATAATCAAAATCCTTCCATTGACTACTAAATTTTATCCAAACATAAAATAACCTATTATCTATATTTTTCAATGCCCATCCAACACGTATCCATTTATCAAATTCCATGTAATACTCTTCAGGTAAAATCATAACTATATTGTAAACTTCTTTTAAATTATATTCTGAACTATGTATGTTTGCTGTGCTATCAAATAATTTATCTAAACATGTATTTAAATCTTCTATATTTTTTATATTGTCTGGATTCAAGTCTTCCATTTCATCCAATGTTCTAACCTTTAAAGTATTCTTCTTCTTTGGTCTTGATGAAATATTATTTTCTACTTGATCTATTATTTTCGTATTCACATCAAACGATACATTTTCTTTGTATTGTGCTGATATTTTGCGAAAATAATCGTTTATTGTTAATGTGCCCAATGCTATTTCTTCCATACTAAATTCACCATCACGGCTATCATACGTTAAATTATATGCTGCTACTAATGAATAAGCATCAAATGCGGGTTTTCTTGAACCATATAAAGTCCAGTTTGTTTTTCCACGTGAGATTGCTACATCAAATACATTATCCCACGTATTTGTTATAGGTATTTCCAGATCATAATTGGCTATATTATCTACTACTTTTTTTCTCAGTTCCATTTGATATGGATAATCCAATTTTATACCAAATACCATATGAATACCATCTTTCGTTTTATCGTCTTGAACTACTACGTTTGGTTTTTCAAATATGTATATTGGAAATGTTGTTTCATCAAACACTAATATTTCTTTCAAACTATCCAAATGACATTGAATAATTGATATAATATCATCATGTTTATGTTGACGTTTTGTTACACTAGTATCATAACGCAAATCTACATCTACTAATATTGGACCTTCTCCTGTTGGTAACTGACATTCTGTTAGATATTCATATTTTTGATTGGTAAATACATAATCTATATATAATTGATAAAATTGCTCCTTTTTATCATCTGGAATATAATATTTTCCACCATAAATTTTTAAATTTTTATCAGGCATCCTCGTAAAATTATGAACTCCATCTTTTTCTTTTACTTGGTGATCTTTTAAAAATTTTTCATATTTTTTTAATGAAGTTTTCATTTTTGATGATATATTTTGGCAACATTTTTTAAAATCAATTTTAATTAATTATTTAATGTTAATTACTTATTTTTTTCATTAATTACCATATACGCATTTCCATATTTATATCTTTATTTTCGGTTTCTTCAACTAAAGTATTTTATATTTTTTTAAATATAAACATATTTCACTAATTATATCCATGGAATCTAGCAATCAAATTATAGAGGATAGTGAATCTATCCCTAATGCATGTATACGAAGAATTATTAAAGATGTTAGAACTATTAGCAAATCTCCTTTGGATAATATTTATTATGAACATTCTAGCGACAATGTATTAAAAGGTAACGCACTCATTATTGGACCATCTGATACACCATATCATCATGGATATTATTTATTCAAAGTTAAATTTACTAACAATTACCCTTATGAACCCCCTGTTTTAACTTTTATGTCTAATTTTAATAATATTAGAATGAACCCCAATTTGTATAGAAATGGTAAAGTATGTTTATCTATTTTAAATACATGGAATGGTGAACAATGGACGTCTTGTCAAACCCTTTCCACTATTTTACTTACATTATCTACTATATTAAATGAAAACCCACTATCAAATGAACCTGGTATTTATGCTAATGACCCTAGAAATATTACTTATAATCAAGCTATTTCATATGTTAATGTTAAATACATTATTTGCGAACAAATTAACAATATTATGTCTAATTATAAAAATTTGCAAGATGATGATACCATTATTAATATTTATAATATTATTTTGCATCATTTTTCTAGCAATTATAAAAATGTAAAAGAATTTGTTAAATTTTTGTTAGATAATTATGAAGACAATGTTGAAATTACATCTGGATTTTATTCGTTTTCTGTAAAAATAGAGCTCAAAGATTTAGATAAAACTATTCAAAAACTTGCTACTAAAACGAAAAAATTCATCAAAACAAATGATATTAATTAATTAATTAATTATTTATTATTTAAAATTGAAATTATTTAAAAAATTTCATATATGTATAAATTAAGGATGCACTTCTGCAATAAATGTGACAATATGTATTATATTAAAATATCCGATGAAAATGATAATACTCTTAAATATTATTGCCGTAATTGCGGGTTTGAAGATAATACACTTAGTATTGAAAATACATGCGTTTCCAAAACTCAATTAAAAAAAGGGGAACGTAAATTCAATCATTTCATTAATGAATATACTAAATTAGACCCTACATTACCACATATTTCTAATCTTACATGTCCTAATGATGAATGTATCTCTAGAAAAGATCCTTCTAATAATCCTAGTGATATTATTTACATTCGTTATGATAATACCAACATGAAATTTATTTATTTATGTAATCATTGTAATAAAAAATGGACTACTAATGAAAAATAAATTATTTTACAATTAATTAAAATTGAAAATTTTAATATAAAATATTTTTTATATTATATATTAATGAGTTCTATTGATGAAAATTCTATTATTAACGATTCTGAATTATCTGATGATGATAAATCTTTAGTTTCTACCCCTGATGATGATGATGATACTATTTCTAAATTAGCTAATCTTGAAAATGAAGACGATGATACGTATGTTTCTGACGATGATAATACTATTGACGATAATATGTCCTCTACTAATCCCGATCAAATAGCTACTGATAATATTGATATGTATTCTGATACTGATGACGATTATGATGATGATGATGATGATGATGATGACGTACACCATATTAATTATCTTCAAAAATTTAAACATGAAATTCAAAATGATTTCATTAACACATTTCATAGCGACAACTCTACTCATAATTATGATGAAATTAATACTATGAGTAAAGTCATTCGCGATAACTTTAATAATATCATTGATCCTTTTCATAAAACTATTCCTATTCTTACAAAATATGAAAGAGCACGTATTTTAGGACAACGTGCTAAACAAATTGATTCTGGTGCTAAGTCTTTTGTTCATATTGATAAAACTATTAATGATGGTTATCTTATTGCTACTAGAGAACTTGAAGAAAAAAAAATACCATTTATTATTAGACGACCTCTTCCTAATGGAGGTAGTGAATATTGGAAAGTTCAAGATTTAGAAATTATCTAACATCTCCATCTATTACCACAATTTATACAAGTTACAAATGTTGTCATCGGCTCATCCGCTGACCTTGTTTGCATTTGATAATATGTACACTCATTTTTATGACATTTTCTACATTGAAATGTATCTGTTGCCGCTTGTATCTTACTTTCATATTTATTTTTATCACGCTTTACCTTAGCACTTATTAATTTTTCCCATCGTTCTGGTTCTATCTCTTGATGTGTCATAAATGCTAAACGTTGTGGTGTTATTTCTTTATTCTTAAGTTGAATTATTATACTCTTTTTTTTCATATTTGTTATTATACTTTTCAATCTATCTATATATATTTCTACAAAATATGGATTTGTCCATTTTTTTACTACCTTATTTCGCTCTGCTTCTTTTAAACTATAATTAAATATACCTTTCTCTAAATTTATACTTAATACATCATCCTCTAAAAATTTAGTATTAAATTCACTTACTATATTTTTTCTAAATAATTCTGGCTTCTCAATAGTCTTCATTAAATATATATATCAATCAATTAATATATATTTAAATCAATTTTAATTTATTTATAGTTTTCTGTTTTTTACTTTGCGGCAGTAAGATTTTCTTTTTCCTGATTTTGTCATTCTACATCCTCTTGCTACTCTGCAAGATCTTGCTTTGCGACAAGTAGAACGTTTTACGCGTCTGCGGTAAGATTTTACTTTTCTTGTTTTTGAAGCACTCATTCTCTTTTTCATAGCACGTGTCATAGCCATAATATGATATATCGCAATATTTTATTTTTCATCATCACTAAAAATATAATCTTCTTCACTTAATTCTGAACCCACTTCATCCGATAAATCAAATACTCCTTCATCTTCTTCTTCTGCTTCTTCATCTACATCTAAATCGACGTCTTCATCTTCTTCATCTTCTTCATCTTCTTCATCTTCATCTTCATCTTCATCTTCTTGAGCTTCATAATCACCCATTTCATCATCATCATCACTATCTACTACAAAATCATCCTTTAAAAATCCTTCTTTTGTTTTAAATTTTTTTGGCACATTTTCCAATTCATCTTCTTCTTCTTCATCTTCTTTCATTGTATCTACTAAATTATCAAAACCTCCAAATAAATGCTCATATATTTTCTCCCATAATGATATTTCTAAATCTATGTAATCACCACTTTTTGTTTTACATAATACTATACAAGTTCCGAAATATAATTCATTATCTACTGGAGGTGGAAAATCATACTTATTTTCACTATTTGCTCTCCCTTCACTCTTTGCATATAATGTTACGTATAGTTTTTCTTCATATACTTTTTTATTCTTT